TTAATCATCCTAATGATTATATTAAATATGGTAAATGCCACTTGCTACAATAACTGTTAATTGCAAATCCCTTTAGTCTGGCATCACACTTTCGAATTATATATAAAAATATTTAATATGAGTTGTGCCAAAACACGCATAACTCTCCCCCACAGCTTAATCAGCTGATCCCTGCCATCCTACTCTCCCCCACCCACGGAGAGTTGCCACATGGCGGATTATCATCATGGTGTACGAGTGCTCGAAATCAACGATCGCACCCGCACTATTTCTACTGTCTCCACCGCCGTTGTCGGTATGGTGTGTACTGGTGATGATGCCGATAGCGCCACATTCCCACTGAATACGCCGGTATTGATCACCAATCTACTGGCTGTTGCCGGTAAGGCGGGAAAAAGAGGCACATTGGCGGCATCGTTTCTCGCCATTGTGGATTAAACCCGCCCCATCATGGCTGTCGTGCGTGTTGCTACCGGCAAAAACGAATTTGCCACTACCAATATTATTGGCGGCACGGATAAAAATGGCCGCTATACGGGAATGAAAGCGCTGTTAGATAAACAGTCTATAACTGGCGTGCGTCCACGCATTCTCGGGGTGCCAGGGCTGGACTGCCTACCGGTGTCGACAGCACTGGCCGGTATTGGAGGATGGCGACAAAGTGGCGGTGAAGGATGAAATAACAGGTAATGGTGAGTAACAGGGAGCGAGGTAATTAAATGATATTTAAATATATTGTTGATTTTCAAAGATACATAAAAAAAGACCGAATACGATTCCTCTTTTAGATTTAAAAGAATTTTTCTTTTTAAAATCAAACAATTAAATCAATTTCATCTCAAAAAACACCTTCCATTACCTTACTTCCCTAGTCTTTAAATTCATATAGTTAACAGCTAATTCGTAACCATTCGTAAAAATTTCGATACATTTAATGCTTTCGTGTTGTGTTCTGTAGCAAGATACGATTAAGCCTGACTGTCAGCTATGAGCTATGAGTTCAACCGATAGATACATTAGGACACCATGTTAATGTGTTATGGCTGCCACGCATTTCTATTCCCACCCTAATTCTTTATAGGTCTTCCTATCCTGCTCAGGGAAAACAGTTTGATATTCCCCCCAATTACGAAACTCATAATATCTTGTCATTGCTTCAAAGTGAGAATCTGAATCACACGTCCACACTAACCTGTAGCCTGGCTCCAGTAATTTACGAACAGAATCGCCCCGCTGGCCTGCAAGGCAAAACAAATCCAAATCTTCTTCATTTGTCCAAAGCTCGTGTATCATAATTTAGCTCTCAAACAAGCCTGTGTGACCGGCCCTCATCATCATCAACTAACAATCGTGATTTAGTAACAATACATTTTAACATCAGCCACTACACGAAGATTTTTGGCAGCTTTGAGCGAATTGCGAAAGCTTTTTTCCAAAATAATGAGCTACAACTACCCCCCTCATATCTCTTGAAAAACAACACATATTGATTTGATATTGTCCAATTTTACTATTCATAATAGGATGAATACATATACTATCAATAACAATACGTGCTAACATTTGAATAAATTTATTTTATAAAGTATATGTTTTAGCCAAATTTTACACTATTTTCTTAACTATCTTATTTCGTTTAATGTCAGTAATCATGAGTGCATAAGTATGAATGGGTATAATAGCGTAGAAAATTGTACTTCAGTTGATAGCTTTTTGGAGTTAGCGAGATCCTTAGGGGAGATAATATGCCATCCAAACGGTGAGTTATATGACATAGTAATTGCAAATGATGGAACTAACGCCAGAACAGGTTCTTTCAGTAAAAATTTTAGCTTTAAGGATTTTCCATTACACACAGATACTGCTTTTTGGGCTATTCCCGCAAGATTATTAGTTATGTGGTCACCTAAAGCAAGCTCAGCCTCAACAACAATTGTGTCATGGAATGATTTATTGAAATTGTTTTCTGAAAGCGAAAAAAATATTTTATATGATGCTATATTCACAGTGCATACATACGAACACATAAAATACTCTGGTGTTAAATTTGTTACTTCCGGAAAGAAAGGGTTCAGATATGATCCTAATATAATGCATCCCGCAAATAAACAAGGTGAAGAGTTTGTGATGGTTTATAAAAAAGCCATCCAAGAGGTCAAGTTGGTTGATTTTAATTGGTCAGGGTCAAATGCTTTGGTTCTGGATAATTGGAATATGCTTCATGGTAGAAAACATGTTGAAAATATACATGAAAACAGGCGAGTTTTTAGGGCTTACGTGAGGTAGAAAATGAGTTGGGATAATGATTCTTTATGGTTTAAAAGTAAAGTTTATTTTCAGAGAGCTTTTAATGAGGAAAGAACATCAGAGGTTTTTGGGTTATGGTGTGCAATGGGACTTGAATTACTATCACGATCAACTGTCTCACATTTTAGCCCATGCCTTCTTGCCGAGCCAGACAAGGAGCAAAAAAATCTTCTCACTGCCCTTGGTTTTAATACCAACGTGTCGCAGGCTAAATCTATATCAACGTCGCAAGTATTAAAACTTTGCAAAGATCTAATTACAGATTTCAATGAAGAAGAGATGAAATTATCTTTGGCTTTGGCCGGACGTAGAAATGAAGAGGTTCACTCTGGGAGCGCTGCCTTCATTGAGTATAAACCCCAGCAATGGATTGGACCGTTTTATAAATGTTGCAAAATTTTGTCGCAAGCACAAAATAGAAACTTAATAGATTTATTCGGAGAAGACGAAGCAACAGTAGCTCAAGAAATTATCTCTGAGCTTGATAAGCAAGTCATTCAGTATGTAAAAACTCAAATCAATGCTTATGAAAAAGTTTTTAATGATAAATTAGAGGAAGAGAAAGAAACATTGCGGATACTCGCCGAACAACAAGGTGAAACTCTTTCTCATAATAAACATCATAAGGTAAAATGCCCAGCATGTTCTTGTACCGCCACAGTTCAAGGAAGTGAGTATGGAAAAGAACAAATCGAAAATAAAGAAAATGAAATAATAACTAGGAGATCAGTAATTCCCACTTCGTTTTTATGTCCAGCTTGTGGCTTAAAGCTAAATGGTTATGCCCAATTAGCTGCTGCTGGCGTTGCAGATCACTATACGAACAGAACACATTATACTCCTCAAGAGTTTTACGAATTAATCGATCCCAACGATCATGACTCAATTGCGTCATATGCAGAGGATCATGGGTACTATCACTTCAGTAATGATTAGTTCGAAAATTCTTTGTAGCCATCCTGCCGTATTTTGGCAGGATATATTTTGAGATTGATTACCTACAATGTACTCAACTAGACATTCAATTTACATGAATGTTAGCAAATCAGTTAATTAAAAAAAGATAAATGTTTGTACTTTTCTTGAATTACTTTGATGTCCGCTTCAGGCTGTGAGTTCAACCGATGGATGCAATGAAAAGACCGAGCGATTAAACTCAGAGCTTCTTGATAGCGCTTCGCTGCTGCAAGCTAGATGACTAGCTTAACTCTTTTCTTCCTCCTCACCGAAAAATTACATAACCATGACAGTCTATTGATCAATCGACACAGCTGTTAGAATAGCGTCATTCAAACATGGATGTTTTTTGAAAAATTTAACAGCAGGCAGTCATCTTAATGTTAGCAACAACTCCAACGCAAAAAATAGCATCAAATAAATTTCGTAATGATATCAATGGACTTAGAGCATGGGCGGTCATTGCCGTTGTTCTGTACCATTTTGGTGTACCAGGGTTCTCGGGTGGGTTTGTCGGCGTTGATATCTTCTTTGTTATCTCCGGCTTTTTAATGACCCGGATCATCGTTTCTGGCATGGAGTCTGGCAATTTTTCATTCTTACAGTTTTATCTGGCCAGAGCGCGAAGAATTATTCCCATGCTTTTGGTGCTATGTTTTGCTCTATTAATTTTTGGTTGGTTCTGGCTGCCTGAACAGAATTATAAATTGCTAGCAACCCATGTGGTAAATACACTCTTTTTTATATCGAACATTAAATTTTGGCGTGAATCGGGTTATTTCGATGCGTCCTCACATGAAAAGTGGTTGTTACATACCTGGTCACTTTCTGTGGAGTGGCAGTTTTATATTATTCTGCCTATTATCATTTTTGTGCTGTGGAAGTTCATCAATTACAAGGCCGTTAAATTTGCCTTATTCGCACTAGGATTTCTATCACTGTGCCTTTCTATCTATGCTTCACAGCGCTGGCCGTCAGCGGCGTTTTACCTTCTGCCAACCAGAATGTGGGAAATGCTGGCTGGGGGGATGGCTTGGTGGGTAACACGTAGAAAGGCCATGCCGGATACTCTGGCGAGATATACAGAAGTTATCGGTATAGTATTTATCTCTGCGTCAATTGTGTTATTTAACTCATCAATTGTTTGGCCCGGTTCAAATGCGCTATTACCGGTAGCCGGTGCGGTGTTGGTACTGATTTCTGCGCGGCAAAAATCAATTTTCACCGCTAATATTATCGCTCAAAAGTTGGGGGCCAGTTCCTATTCTATCTATTTATGGCATTGGCCTATTGTCGTCGCATTAACCTATTTAAGTTTACTCAGTAACTATAAATGGGTGTTGCTGGCTTTAGTTGCTACCGTGATATTAGGTGAATTATCCCTTAAGTTGGTGGAAAATCCATCACGGAAAGTTTTCGCCAAATTATCCGCCACCTCTAACCTGGTCTATATATCACTGTGTACACTGGTCGTTGGTGTACTGGCGCTGACCGTCAGGCACAGTACGCTCGAACGCGACATTATGGCAGATAAAGAAACCGTTGAACTTTATGCAAAAATACAATCATTTCATGTAATGCCAAACCGAGATAATGGTTATTGTTTTTATAATGTTGACGGTGAGTCCAACCCCATCATCTCAATGGAAAAATCAGTGTGCAAACTGGGGGTTAAGTCATTGAAGCCAAAAGGCCTGCTTTTTGGTGACTCCTTTGCCGGGCATTATGAACCCTTCGTCGATGAAGTCGCGAAGAAACTCGGTATATCAGTAGATTCCGTCACCACTAACTGGTGTTTCCCGAGCTTAACGGATTCAACCAATGGCACTAAAACACGAGTAGCCTATAAACAGTGCCTGTTAAATAGAGAATATCTAAAAGATAATATTTCAAAATATGATTTCGTTATATTTTCTGGCATCTGGTTTGATTTATATCGCAAAGGTTATCAAAATGAAATTGTTGATGTGATTAAATATGCCAAATCTAAAGGGGTGAAAGTGTATGTCATGGCATCCCCAACACAATACGACATCAATGTTTTTGCTAATTTTATCGCTGCGGGAGTCAATGATTTACCGTTTAGATTAAAAGGTAATTCCAATAAAAAAGATGATGACACCCAAAAGATGGATATTATCTTCTCGCAATTAGAAAAAGATGGGTACATAAAATTCATCAAAAAAGATGACATATTTGATGAAAGTGACTCATACCACTACAACGGAATAGAGATCCCCTACTCTCTTGACGGTGCTCATATCTCAATCGACAGTTCATTGATGGCTGCCAAACGATTTATTGAAACTGGTATCTATAAAAAATACTTTTCAGATGTAAAGTAAATATACAATTAGCCGGGCGATAGCGCCCGGCATTGGTTACTCTGGTGCCACCGGCCAGATAATATCAGGCGATTTCGCTATATCAATTCTCATTAAGAGAACCCGATATTTCTTCCATGCGGTAATCAATTCCTTTTCGCTATCCGTTGCTATTGCCAGATCAACTGCGTCCTGAAGCGGTGCGATAGCCTCTGCGGCTAACGTTAATAAATTGGCTTTCTTGTGTTCATCTGCCTCTTGCTCTAGTTCTGCATGGGTTCTTGCCAGCACCCAGCCGGAACCATCCCATTCATAATAATTGCCGTCATCGGGACAGACTGATACAACACCATAATCCCCGGCTAAAGCTCGTTGGTAGATCTCAACACAATACGCCATAGAATCTACCGGCGCGGCACTGAAATTAAAGGTTCCACCGACGATATTGTCAGTGATCGTAACATCAATATAGCGCTCGATATTCCGTGAGCGGGGCGCGGTGACAGTAATTTTATCTATATCATTAATCATGAGATACGCATCCATAATGTGGTTCTGGTAAGGCCGTCATTAACCGCCGCAAAACCTTGGCAACGCCATGTCCCGGTTAATAATGTTTGTCCGTTATTATAATTCGCGGCATTATTCCACTTTAATTCACTACCCGCTTTCACATCCCCCGGATTAACTGCATATCCGACATTGGTAGAGTTGATGGCGAAAGCATAAGAGCCAATACCGTAAGTATCCGGCACTCTGGCTTGCGCTATTACATTGGCAATATAAGTGCTTAAATAGCCGCCCCATACCGTGCCATACACATTGCCGTCACCTGGCAACCATGCAGCACCGTTCCCAGCGGTCACATTGCCCATCGCGTTAACTGCTGCCCCCTTTAGCGCACCCGCCGTTGTCAGAGTGCCGGGTAAACTGATCGTAGTATTGGTTGACTGAAGCGCATTAACAATACGTGAGTCATTGCCCGCCGCCACGGTGTTAGCGATAGACCCCACATCCAGCACTGCCGCACCTTTAAGCCCTAAATTGGTTCGTGCGGCGGTTTTATCTGCTACATCGTTGAGGTTTTTGCTTTTCTGTAATGCATTCGCGGCAATGGCCGCAGTATCAGTTAAGCCAAGATTAGCAATGGCGGCAGCTACAGCTTCCGGCCCTGCCACCGCGATTTCAGCGAGGTTATTATCAGTCTGCAAATAGGAGCTGGCCCCCTCTTTACGCCACACTCCAATATCTAATACTCCCGTCGGTTCTACACCGGTGTTATCTGATAATGCGATATAGCTATTACCACCATGATTAACCCTCGCCCCTGCCTGATAAGGAGCATCAGTAAACCAGATCAGCTGACCGAGGTTTTGCAATTCCTGTAAGGCTAAATCCACCCGGTTATGCCACCAGTTTTCCCATTTAGCTTCTGGCGGATCTTCTGATGCTCCCCCTGCCCAACCTCGGGCAATCAGAGCATCGCCGGGACGTTCAAATTGTGCAGGCACACTGGCCCACGGCTGATTAAAACTGTCATTTCTTGCCATAGAGTGGCTCCAATTAGATATAAGCGCCCATACCATAAGGCTGTGCGTCGAATGTGCCTTTATAGGCAAAAGGATGGTGGTTAAAACGGATCAAGCTGGCTTTGACGCCTTGCGGTCGGGGAATTAAGTCGAATAACTGAATAAGCACTAAGATATTGGCCGGGATCGGTTTATCTACCCAGATAGTTTTCATCGTCATATCCTGCCCATCGATGATGGCGGAATTAACATCTAGAATGTAATCAACGGCAGTTTTAATTTCATCCAACGTCGCGTTAGTATTGTTCTTCTGAATTTTGGCTTTGATTAATACCCGATAGAGATAATCTGATACAGGGACTTTGCCGATTTGCTCATGTGGCGCTTTATACGGCGCGACATTGTAGGGTTGTGCACCACCAGTGCCTTTGTAGGCAAATATCGATAAGTAATCACTGCGGATTAATGGGCGCTCAATAAACCCGGCAATATGGCCACAAATATCCAGTTGATCACCCTCGGCATTATCAATATCCAGTAGGTTATTAATTTTGGCTATCTGCTCTTCAAGTAAGGATTGGCAAATATCCGGCAAGAGGCTTATCCATTCAACTAATTGGGGCGCATTTTTGTATTGCAGGTAAATCCGTGACAGGGCCTTTTGACGATGGTTATACATAGACCACCTCGATATTCTCAGCACTGAACACGCCTAACTGGTTAAAGGCAATGCTCACTGCACTCATATTGACCTGTTCCGCAGCCGCTCCTACGGTAATAGCATTCACAAAACCATTACCGGCCACCAGATAATTGACCGGGGTAAATAAGCGCCCCGCGCCGATGCTCTCTCCAATTTTGAAACCCAGCTTAGAAAAACCATTGGTTTGATCAAAACCAGTGACGCTGTAATCAACAATCGCCTGTTTTATCTCATCGTCAATAAACTCGCTATTACTAGCGATCTCTACCCGGACATAAACCGGTATCAGCTGGGGGCGAAAAAAGGTTACGGTGATCGGGTTACCTTTTGGTGTAATGGTATCCAACGAGATTTTATTGGGAAAAATGTTGTAGCGGTTTAACCCACAGCCGGGGCTTTTATTAGTGGCGATGCTGTTAATAACATCTTCGATGCTACCACCATCAACAAATATCGCCATTGAGTGACCAAGCACCCCATTTTCGTCTGCTTCATTCTCAAAATTTTCATAGATACGCGCCCGTTTAACATCCTCAATATTGACCAGTGCCGCATAAATATTATCAATCTGGTTCGAGCCAGGAAGTGCTACTGACTCATTGCGCCGGATGCGAAATGCGTTATTGGTTTCTTTATCCAATCCCATTGAAGCTGCAGTGTTATTTGTCACCGCTGTAATGCCGCCGATCGGTGTGGCAATAATGGTTAGATTATTACTATTGGCCCCCTGCGCGCCTGCCAGCGTACAAGTGACATTCACCGTCGCATTTCCTGCTATATCAGTAACAACATCACCATCAGTCGCCCATAAGGTATTGGTTACCCTATTTCTGATTAATGTTCCGGCATTGATTGGGGTAAAAGCGATACCATGAAAATTGACGGTCGCGGTGGAATAGGTCGCGCTTTTACGTTTGATCCCGGCAAATGCGGCAATACGGTCTAATTGTTGGTCAATAGCTGAATTGGGATCTGCGGCGTGGTAGGTATTAATCACGGCCTCGTCCAAATTGGCTAATGCTTCACACCAAATGGCAATTGCCAAACCATCAGGTGATTCTGGATTAATATTCCAGCCATCATCAATAGCGAGATATTGCTGGCGCATAGTATCCAGATATTCACTCAGCGTGGTGCCAGTGGCTCCGTCACGATTAATAGTTGCCATCAGACAAGGTCCTCAGTGAACAAAAAATCAAATGCATCGTTATTAATATCAATCACGGCGGCAAATATCGTAATTTTGCGATTCTTCATATCGAGATCCATTTCAAAGCGATTAATAGTCAGTACGCCTTTGGCCGCCAATAAGCGCTGTTTAATATTGGCTTCGGCAATATCACGCGAGGTTTTGCCCAATATGCTTTGAAACCACGGTGTTCCCTCAGTGGCATTGAGAAAATACTCACCAAGAAATAACCGTAGGCAGCAGATCATAGCTTGCCGGGTTTCTTCTTTGCCGCTGGCGAATTGGCTGCCGTGGGTAACAATGTCGCCATTTTGAAAATTGCGGATCACAGTGCCTCCAGAAATAAAAAGCCCCGGCATAAGCCAGGGCGATAATAGTTAGGATTAAGTCTGGGTAATGGTTTACTGCGGCCCATCCGTGCGATTATTGCCATGCTGCACACCACCGTGATCGTGGTCACCAACTTCCAATGCTTCAACTGCCAAACCGCCTTGGGTTACCTCAGTGCGACCATTCAGGGTAGTTTGCCCATTGTTGGTAAACTCAGGGCCGCTGTAGCTCATGCCGGATTCGGTAAGCGCCAATGTGGTACCTCCTGCCGTCAAAGTAATTCCAACATCAGTGAGATGAATGCGAACCCCGCCACTTTGGTTACTTAAACCAATCCCTTCCGTCGGCAAGCCCGCAATCGCGGTTTGCTGTGAGCGGTAACCCGGAGCAAAGAAAGCATCAGACGGATTAAACATCCGTGCATCCAGTGGTGCTACCGGCCCGCCCTGACTTAGCCAGTTATCAATAGAACGTTGGCTGAAATGGATATAGCCTTCGGTACCCGCAGGCAACTCATGAAAAACCGTCCATTCGGCGCTGCCCGAAAATTGCACTGGCACATGTTCGATAACGGGTAGTGTCTTAAATTGACCGTCACCGATATGACGTTGAATGCCGCACTCCACCACTGCGCGTTGCAGATCGGCGTTATAACTAATGACTTTGCCGGGCATTCCAATCATCAGGTCACGCACCATATCGCGTTTGAGCAGCATCATAGTGGTATACAGCGGATTGCTCTCAATCATCATTACCTCAGGGTATACGCCATTGACTGATCAGCGTGGTTTTCCAGATGTCACCCCACAGAGTGCCTTCATGGTAGGTACGCAACACATTAAATTGGCCGGTTTGCTGCTGAATATTCGCCAGATTATTGAGGTCGGTGTTATACATGCCGCTAAAATTAATCGTCCAAAAACTCGACGTAACATTAATCACATCGGCCGGCTGAATTTGATGATTCATTTTGACGTCAATTTCCATGGTACTGAGATACCAGCGCGGGACGCTTTCCATACCATTTTGAGCAGTTATATCGTGGGTTACCCCATTTCTTGCTGCACCTTCCCTACCCAATAAAACTCGCGTAGGTGTTAGCATCCAGTAATATTTCCAATCCTCCCGTAAAGCATTCAAAATATCACGACACAGTCGACCACCGGCATTATAGGAAAAGGCAAAACGGGGAAGATCTGAAAAATCACCAATCACTTCAACATCAAGACCAAATTCACCTGCGACATCTTTCAGCATTTTTATGGCGGGAGTATTGGCTCCCCATACTTTAAAACTGGCAGTATTCCATTCAAGCCCTATAGTGCGGCAATATAACCGTAGACAGGTATTTACCCCCTCTTTGACCACTTCGACATTGTGAATACGTCCGCTGAATATCGTGCCGATGTTTTCGCCATAACCGGCCTTTAATACCAGATTTCCATAACGTTTTTCCTTATCGTCATAGCGTTGAATTAAGGCTCGGGTGCGTGCTGAAACACCGTATAAAGTGATTCTGGCGGTGGCATCGACATTCTGCGGGGTATTATCGACAGCAAAGCGGATCTCTAATGGCGGCTGATAGGTAAGTTCATCGCCACTCACTGGGGTAATGGTCAGTAGGTAATTGCGGCCAAAATAGCTACTCATTATCGGGGTACCATGTCAGGCGATTATTAATGCCAAGATTGGCGATAGTCGGTGTATCCCCGGCTAATATCAGTGGACCAATATCGGTATTGAGTCCCGCCAATAAATTAACGCCAATATGCAAAGAACGCCCCAAAACTACCGGCTCGCCCTGTTCATAAATATCGACACAGAAATAATTAAAACGGGTAAGCCAGTGCAAACGAAATACCAGATAGTGATTATTTAATTGCACCCGGAAACGCTGCACCGCGTACCCATTGTTTAATGGGATAACTTTCATTACGTGGCCTCGACGAAAACTTCACCAAATGAATATTCACGTTGCCCCTGAGTGGCAGCACTATCGCCATAGGGCAAATTGTCATTAGTTTCAGTGACCGTGTCGTAAATAATATTGAGCTGCAACAGTTCAACCACAATCTCCAGCCCACCCTCATTCTCTTTTTTCAATTGGGTACGAGTGTTGGTGATCAGGCAATTTTTATAAGCGGCTCCCCGACTGGCCACTAATTCGAACGGTGTATGTGAGCGTTGTAATTCACGTAATTGCTCGAGTAAATTTTGTGAGCGGGTTGAGCGTGATTGTGAGCCTAATGTACCGGAATACAAACTGGTGCCGACCGAAGCTGCCACCCCGGCCAGCGCCGCCGCCCTACCAGAGAGCAAACTGGCCGCCATACCGGTGGTGATACTCGCACCGGCCCCCAACAGCCCGGCAATACTGCTGTCTTGTTGGGCCAGCAGTTCACGAAACCAGTTATCAGACACGCCGATGATCATGGTTAGGGCCAATGCGCGTGTCACCGCGTTATCATGGGCGGTATTCGCATCTTCCAACGGGAACTCACTGACATCAGTGCGTAACTCACTCGACTCTTCTAATAGCGCATCAAAATAGAGGTTGCCGATTTTAGGGCGGTTACGGGTAAATAATCCGGTAATAGCCATTAGTAGTGCTCCGTATGCATCATATCGCGCGCTTGCTGGGCTAATTGAGTTGTTGCCTGTAACACCCCGTTGCGAATTGATTCGCTATCACCGCCTACCGTCCCCACATGGATAATATTGTGTTGCTCCAATCTGACATCACCACGAGACATGGACGCCGTAACTGATTGTGTGGGGGTCATCTGGCGGTCACTGTAGCCCTGAATCTCTTCCCATGAGCGTTTCGGTTGCGCATAATTTGATGAGGGCAACGAAGCCCACACTCCGCCCAACCCACCAGTAGCATCAGCAAAATTACCACTCGCAACATTTTCTAACTGGCCGGCGCGTTGGATCAGAAACAGTGCGGCAAGATCCTGACTACGCGGGGAGAAGTCCGTCAGATTAAGCGCTTTAGCAGCATCGTCCCAAGAATCGCTGGTGAACTGATAACGTCCGGCAGCCGAAGTTTTATTTTTAGCGCCGTCGGTTTGCGTGAACTCTTTTAATTGCCGTGGGTGGTCACTGCTGTCATAGAACTGGTCGCCGCCAAACATTGTGTTATAGCCAGAATTGGCATAACCAGCAGTTCCCTCAGCTTTAGATAACACATCCAGATACTGGCGAACGTTCGGATCATCAACCAGATTATTAAGGTCACGGGTATCATTGGGGTAAGGCACTCCAGGGTTATTTTTAGCCCAGTTCTGGCGCCCTATCGCTTCAGGATTACTCATTGCTTTGGCATCTTCGGCACTAGTGAAAATGTTACCGGGCGTCAATGCAGCCGTCGCGCCAATAGTGACCGGATTAACCAGTAAGCGAGACAACCAACCACGTCCACCAGCTCCGACTGATGGTTTCCCGCCTCCGGGTAATATGCCACCGACAAATTTTAATGCACCAGCGGTACCGGCCAAACCTGCTGCAGTCAAAATAGCTTTTGAAACTTCGGGATTTTCTTTAATAAACTGATTAATGCTTTCTAGTAACGCATTGATGATTGGCAGTAAGTCGCCACCCATTGAACGGGCCAGATTGTCAAAGTTAGTCGCCAAATCCGCCATTTCTTTATTAAACTCGTTAGCTGAATCAATAAGTTTGGGATCGAGCGGTTTATATAACTCGTCAAAATTTTTCAGTGAGGCATTAAGCCCCTTGCTACCTCCCTCCAATAAACGGGTAAAGGGATCATTATCACCGCTGCCAATTCCACTGCGTAGATTTCGCCGCTGGTCATTATCCATTTTGCTGTAAGCATCAATAAGATACTTGAGTGAGTCCATGCCGGTTTTATTAGCAAATTCCGTCGGGTTAAATGCACCATTCCAATAGGCTTTATCGCCTAACTCCCCTTGTCTGGCACGCTGTTGCAGGTCAGGTATTTTCTGCACAATCTGATTAGCTGCATCCGGGCTAAGACCAAGACTACGCATCGCGTAGCGCAGACCATCGATCTGTTTAACGGTAAAATTGGTAATCTTACTCAGCCTGTCCATTTCTAATACTGAGGCAGATAAATCAGCAGTCAGGGCTTTTAAGCCAACACCAGTACCGGCTGCGGCGGCCAGTTGCAATATGCCGTCTTTAATCCCTTTAACGGCATCATTGGCGGTTTGAAAGCTCTTTGCATCTGTTTCCAGGCCAAGGGAAACCAATAGAGAATCAATTGTCTCTGACATGGAAACCTCATATTTTAGGTATAAAAAAACCCGCGCAGTGGCGGGTTTGGTATAGAAATAAATCAGATCTTTAAGTAATGGCAATAAAATCATTTAAAAATAATATATAGCACACCTAGAAAAAACATAAAAATACCGAGTGAATCTATATTATTAAGTCGCCTCTTGGCATTCTGTATTTTTATTTTTAACGATTCTAATGTCTTAGTAGCAGAATTTCTTACTTCTTTTCCTTCATCGAATTCATAGTATCTTGAAAATGACTCATCTAAATCAGAAACCAAATGATCATATGATTCTCGTAATACATCATTAGATGTTTTTGTTATGTAATATATCATCCATAATCCAATTAGCACCAACAAATACTCCCATTCATTCGTGACCTTAGCTAAAGCAGCTACCGCTATCAATGCACCAGGAATAGCAAATGCTTTACTTTGACTAGAAGAAATAAACTCATTTATTTTTGTTGTGTACTCGAGATTTTTCTTTTCAATTTCTGATAATATGGAATTTACAGAAAATCTTTTTGTGTAAAGATCCAATAAATCATTGTAACGATTATATACTCTTTCTCCGGCAGTAATAATATTGTCAATAGACTTATCATTCTTAACAAAATCACTGATAGCTTTTTTCAGTATAGATTTCCGCTCTCCCGACTGAGCATCATCTAAATTTAAAGTCATGATCAGTTTGCTTGCACTATCAAGAGATAATGAACTGAAATTAACTTTCTTGACGCGAGATAAATTATCATGCATCTCTACTACAATTTCTTTTCCTCCCTCATCATCAGGTAGGTACCAAATACTCTTAGTGTCAAAATGATGGTTTGATAGTCTTACAAGCACTGTTCTCCATTCAATAAACTGTTTTATGCTATTTATTTCAGACAAATCATCAAAAGAACTCCGTTGCTCACTTAGTAATAAAAACTTCTCAGGGACCATAGATAGGCTGCAACTTTTTCGCCACAACGACTCTAGAGATGAGAATATTATAGAGTCATCTCTAAAACTCCCACTACCAATGCTAAAAGCCAACGTGTTTTCATCGATAATAATCTCTGCTATTAGCCCATACGTTTTCAGTTGTTTCGAGAAGTCTTCAGCTTTAACTGACTGTTCATTTAAACATACAGATACAAATCCATCGCTAAAATCAATAGAGGACAAAGCAAAAGAGTTAACGAACTCTCTAAAATCATCATTAACTGTCATGCCTCCCCCTATAATTTATTTATTTTCACTAAAGATAACATCCATTTTTCCGATGTCTTTCTCAGATAGTTTTATAATTAATAGTCCACCATCTTTTTTATATATTGCCTTTGCTTCAGAATCATTATCTATTCCAATAGCACTAACTGATATACTGCATGAGTAATCTTTCTCTTCATCAGATAAGTCTATTTTCCCAAATTTCTTTCCTGAATTGATACTTGGCTCGAAATATTCATCTATTTTATAATTACCAAGCAATGTAAATTTAGCAAATTTACCCTTTGCATTAGAATCATCTGCAAGCACTTTATCTATACTGCTTTCTATATCTGAAATTGTAACTTTATTATTTGTCTTATTTTTCAGTTTTTCATGCATTAACTGTTTAACTGAATTCAATACCTTTATTTTTTCAATAGGAGTTAACTTCATATGAACAATGAAATCTTTTACAGCCTGCTCTGACTCCTCTACACTTCTATTATTATTAAGATCTTCTTGGCAACCAATGGCTTTTTTGAAAAAATTACTATTTGACTTGCCGGTAATAAATTGTAAATAAGGATCGCTTGCATCATCTGGGTATGAAGCATCAAACAATGTAAGATCAACAAAAACTGCTTGTCGCAAAGCATCCATATCTATAGATGGTAGTTTTTTAGGAACTAGGTTTTCATCAAAATTAAAAACACTGTTGTTATCGACCATTATAACAAATAATTTACCGACACTTTCCACTTCATTATCCGTATGATAATGGATAAAAACCACAGATCCTCCAGAAGGTTTTCTTCTATTGAGTGCTGCTTCTGTTTTTATATTATTCATGAAAGCAGTAACGAACGTTTTAAAATCAATACCTGACTTAATGTATTTTTTTAAAACCGAAGCTGTACTATTCGGGAGTTCATTTTTTGTAATAAAACCATGGCTTTTACGCTTTAATTTGAATTTTTTTTCTGCTTGCAATATAAATGATTGAACATCATCGACATCTAATCCCCAGATTTCGCCAGTGGTCGCCTTAAACTCTAGACCACCTATACCTGGTACTACATCCAACCTAGCAGTAATAGCATTGTGTGCTTTATATACGATATCCTCTTTCTCTAAGGACTCATCATATCCACAATCACAAGCCTTAGTTTGCGCCTCTAAGTCAATTTCACGTCCACACGATTTACACAGCTCCGCTGCATGCTCTACCATGATAAGTCCCTTGCAAGATTGGCTAAATATTAAAGTTTACTTAACAATCCCCTATAATAAGCATGTTTTTAAAAATCGTAATCATGTAGTTAAATACAGTACCAACTACTGTATTTAACTACAGTACATCTAAGGTAGCAAAAAAACAACAATAAATTATTAGTTACTCTGCTCCCAGAGATACTCCATCACTGCTCTTTCTTTCAAAAATAGCTGCCATACCTGATACTTTATTGCTGGATCCTACCCCTTTCCACCACCGCCGCAATCTCATCCAGCACATCATGCATCAGTTGCACATCATCAATGGTGTAAGTGCCATCCAGCATATCTGACCACCTTGCCAGCGGCGGGCAGTGTTGCCCGGCACCAGCGCAAGGTCGCCATAAGAACCAATCTATACGGGAACGTCCTGAGCTTTGCTTTTCTCGCTTTCCTCCCCGCTGCTGAGTTGCCAAAAAGGGCCGATATTTTCCCTCAGTACCAGTCCCAGCAGCACCAAATAATTATGTGCCTCATCCTGAAACAGGTTTTCGGCAACCGGTACATTATCCGACTGACGAATGATATTGCCGTTTTTCAAGCATAAATCCCGCAGACGATTAAGGCTCATGCTGTCCACCGATGCGAGACTCGCTGCCAGCCCCATAATACCCACATTGGGATTGATCGCCGGTAACAAACCAGACTTAGCGGCGATTTGCAGCATTTCCACCTGATCTCTGGCCGGCGATGTTGCCCCTCGGAAAAGGGTGTCACCGATCATAACTTCAATTTGACGCCCCATAATTAGGTTTCCTCAGAGTCTGCAAATTCAAAAATAAATTGTTCATCTGACACACCGCTTTTACCGGCACGCGTTGCCGAACCGCGGTTGGTCATGATGCCGTCGAAACCGGCAAAGCGTTCGTCGGTACCGGTCTGTGAAAAGGTAAAGGTGGCATCAATACCTGATTTTTCCACCGCCAATAACTGACGAGCCTGAATTGAGCCGGGTATCAAATTAATAGTTAATCGCTTGGCGCGAGTTTTATTATCCAGACGAACGGAAGTTGCCCCGATACCTCGCTTTAAAACGGCTCGCGGCTCTAAATCTTCAATGGTGATAGGTGGGTCCGTATCGCCAAAATCATCAATAGGAATACCAAAGACGGTTAAATTTGAGCCGTCAGCACCATATCTGTGCATGGTCATAAGGGATTACTCCACGGTGGCATTAATTTCAGCAATATGGCCAGCACGGCCTAAAATCACTAAAAGAGTAGTTAACGGGTAAACACGTTTTTTGCGTTGGTCTGAGGTCAAAGAAAGCACATCTTCTGGGCGGGAACGGATAACAAAGCCAAAATCAGCCACTTTTGTCACGCCATCATCGGGATCAACATAAGAGCCGGTACCGAGCACACCATTATTGAAAAAACGCTTACAAGTCGTAGCCACCGTCGATAGCAACCCGTCATAGTCCCGTGGTGTCAACGCACGCTTAGTGCCAACGTTAGCAATATAGTTGTAGCCATCTACCTGAATGTGGTTTTTCAGTACATCCAGATTAATCACATCATCAATAAATTCGCCGTAAGATGACATCGATTTGCTATTAATCACCCTGCTGTTATCAATCTGACCGGCCAATTCTATTTTGGTAAAAAACACGGCGTTCTTGGCTTTTAAGGCATTATAAGCACTGGTCGCCATATCATCGCCAATAACACCGGGTAATACCTGATACTCACCGGTAATAGCGGTATTTAAACCTGTTGGTCTGAATTTATGGAATGCTGCGGCTAACTGCACCATCGAATAGGCTTGTGTGGGGTCGGTAGTGACTGACTCGGTAGTTTTATATCCGGCAAACACATGACGGTTACCTTTGCTTTTCAGTACGGATATCACATCATCAGTTTTATTTTGATCGATAATTTCGCCATCACTGAATGTCCACCAAATCGGGTGGCTATTAGCATCTGACCAATCAGCTAACTGAATAATAATCTCATTGGAAATCATATCTTCAATTTTGAAAAAGTAGTGATAGCGCCAGATTCGATCAGTGGCGCTATTGACTATTTCCAGCAGTGAATGCTCATCGTTTTTCATCCAAACGGTCATTTGTGGCGGCTTGGGAATTTGTGAAAAATAGCGGGTGGCAATGTAATAAATTGGGCTGTCAGTTTTGAAATCGGCACCGAGTTCTGGCAATGATGCATAGTCACGGAATGAATCTGCATCAAACTCACTTCCCTCAACTAAATCAGACAGATCAGCAAAAACCAGTGCGCTGGAAAAATCACCGTACCCCAACCCTGCTGCCGTTAGAATAAGATTGACGGGGATAATGTTATCAACCGGATAAGCCATAAGAGCAGTCTCTTTCTCTAATTTGAATGTCAAACCCTGCCGCCCTTAACAGGGCGTAGGATACGGTTTTCTCAATGAATATATGGATGTCAGCCTGATAGCGTGGCTGCAGCCCAGCTTGCAATAAGCCAGTGAGATTTCGAAAGTTGCTGGAGAACCGCCAGGCGATTTTATGGCGGAACAGATAGTCACTGACTGGCGTCACGAAATTGGCGTTAGCTAAATGCATAGCGGCGGTTGCCGCGCCCGTATTGAGCAAATTCACCGACAGCAAAAACTCCATTGATGTACAGGCTGTTTCTTGCAAGTCTTGCCACTCCTCCCCTAGCGCCGGATCAGTTTCAGCAATCGCCGGGATAAATTCGCGCTTGCGCCGCGTTTGCCCATAGGCCCGAATCGGCACCGGGTTATAAGTGGCATATAAGCTATTACCGATTGGTGGGTTACGGCCTTGATCGGCTAATACAACACGTTCGAGGGGGACTGCAGCGGCGAGTGAAATGAGTTGCTGAAATACCGGATACATCTCTTCAATGGTTTCCATTAGCCTGCTCCTCGATAGCGTTCAACTACGGCGCGGCAAAAACTTCGCCAAGGCCGGTTATCACAGGAAGCCACCCGCCATTGTCGCATTGCTAATCCATCGCTGAATTCGAGTAAATCGCTAAATTTCCCTTCGTCATCGGGCCAGAGATAATGCACACCATCGTTGATGTGCACCACTCGCAGATCCTGCGGGTTAGCCGTGCCGCCCATGCCGATCAGCATTTGAATATCTTTCCATTTTGCCGACTGCACATTCACCTTCTGCAATTCGGTGACCTGCGGTTCCCCCTGCTGCCAAATACCACCGGGGCCGCTATAGTCACCGGCAGTCGGTCGAATCAACCGAATACCGCCCTCAATAGGCGAATTAAAGGTGGCATCAATATGCCCGTGCATATCCAGACCATTACCGAACATGATTAATCCTCCACGATATGAGTCATTGCGCCTTTTAAATCGCCATGCCTGATAAGCGGTGTTGACGAGCCTTTAGCTGCTACAGTGGAATCAGCATTTTTGGGCTGAATACCTGCTTCAATCGCTTCTTGGCAATAACCCACCGCACGCGCACCAATTTGATCCAGCATTTGGAAAGCAGTGATCTCACCACGCGTGACCTGAGCAGTAAGTGCACGGAAACCTTTTTTAATATTGTCCTGATTTTGGCGAAGCGGTACACGAAGGAATGAACGCTCGGGAATACGCCCGTCAGCGGAACCAAATTCCTGTACCGCTCCAATCACCACGATAGGCACACCATCTTCATAAATACCCGCACCTTCCGGCAGCCCCACCAGCACTCGACGTTTTGCCGTGACTCGGTCATGAATCTGACGCAATTTCTGCGCCAGTTTATTCCCACCCCGAACTTCAGCTCGCAATTTCATACCATCATGCCTCCGGTACCGGCCCGGCGACGCAATCGCAGAAACTCCACTCCGTAGGTGGTCAGTGGCAAGTCACCGTTGATATTGAGATCGTCTGCTGTCACTGCAGGAACGGCAAAAGAGGTCGACTCATCCCCCACTGATTTCGATGAGATAGCATAAGCTGCTCCGACATCACCACTGATGGCCCTTTTGCGCATCACCAGCCGATGAGCAGCAAAGGCAAACAAGCCGCGCTTTTTGATTGATGCCGGACGAGCATTATATTTCAGCCAACGTTTGCCCGTTTCCGAGTCGCCCTCCTCCAATGCCTGTATGACTGTTTGTTCGGCCCACAAAGTAATATCGCTGAATTCGGGGTAATACTCGCGAAAGTCAGCCACAATTTGCGCACTAATATCCACATCGCCCCCTAAAGCAAAAACCCGTCACGCGGACGGGTTATCAATGTTATCGGTATCATCCGCTGGGTTTGCCGGCTCGGTGGTATCGTTGTGCGCTAACTCGTTTTTTTTGCTATCAATCGCCTTTTGCAAGGTTATCGCTTTAGCCGCCGAGGGGGCTTTTTTACCGAATAAGTCTTCATATTCATCACGCACCGCAGTGATATCCAGCTCACTATCATCAGCATGCTCATTAAATGGCTCATCGAATCGCTCGGCACGCATCATGCCCGCCTGAGTAAATAAGTGACGGATAAAATCGCCATTCACCACCGCAGAATGGCCGACAGCAATCGTGATGCGTTGGTCGGTTTTATCATCAGTGACCGTCAACGGCGAAGTATGCAAGTTAGTTAATTCAAACATGATTAAACCCCATCCACATAGTGAGCTGCTTTAGGAATACGCCATTCCGTACCACCGGTACGCAAAATAGCTGGCACTTTGAAATTAACGTTGTCTGGTGTGGCTGGCGCCAGAAAACGCAACGGCATCACGTCATGGCCTTTCACTACCCGCATATCTTTTTTGTACACCATCAGGCGATCTTTCCCCGCGGCCCCGGCACTGGCCAGCAAGATATCATCGTCGAAGTCCATATCTTTGAAGTTGGTACGTAGGAATTCCAACAACGTGACGTTTGAAGCGTTATGGGTAGAGAGCAAGGTACGCATCAGTAACTGATGTTGTTCCGAGGGCAGAATAAAACCATTTGGCCGATGAACTGTGACGGTGTTTTTCAAGTACACCTGATTATAAGCAGCACCAAAGAAATCGATGATCGGCTGAGTACCCTTGGTAGGAATATCCGCGACCAACTCGACCAAGGTTGCCGGAGCCGCCTCAATGCCCACATTGGAGCTGGTATATAGCCCTTCACCAATGTCATTGTGGCCTAACAAGTAGATCTTATTCAGACCTTGTTCAACGACATCACGTACTGCCTGACCCCGTTCAGCATCCAGATTGACGTTATTGAGCATGGCAAAACCAATTTCCTCAATGGAGTAGGTGTAACCCAATGCTGCAGTTTTAATTTCATGGAAGCCCTGATTCATGGCGATATCCACGGTTGGTACATCAGTCGAGTTCGGACCAAATACTTGCAACTCACCACGAGCATCAATCGAGCGAAACGCCACCACTTTTACCCAGTCAGGTGCACTGTTATCCAGCGGTAATATTGTGCTGTATTTAAACTGCGGATACTCCAGACGGTAAATTTCTGATTCAATATGCGCGGCTTGTTGCACCAAAAAAGAGAGCGCCGATACCGGGCTGACGTCAAATACACTTTGTTTCATGAATATTTTCCTTTAAATTTTATTCGCCGCCAGCAGCCGGCGTTGACGCTAAAATGCCATCAACGCGAATTTCGCCCACTTCACCTGCGACAACATCATCAATCCAGCGGACAAAATCCAATTCAACTCCAGAACCACCGGTAGTTAATCGGCCCTGATTTGCCCCTAATGCCGTAATTACTGTGACTGAGTCACCTGCGTTGGCACCATCGACACACAAAGCGAACATCGGCCCACGCCGCAGTAACGACGCCACATGATCAACGTCATAGCCCACTTCATAATCTGGTGGATTGGTAGGTACACTGTTACTAAATACCGCCATTGAACGGACGCTGAATCCGATGATTTGTGCGGCGGTGGTATCTGGTGTTACTGGGGCACAAGAGCGCGCCCCAACACCACGGATAGCGGCTCGACCAAAAGGCAGTATTTTTGCTTCCACCCGGCGGGATACCACTTCACAAACATCAGTAGTTGAAATTTGCCCCTCGTAAGCCTTGCCGCGCCACTTAGTAAATTCACTCTGAGCAATAGCCATTATTTATTCTCCGGTTGTTTGCCATAGCGTTTGTCTAACCAGCTCTGACGAACGCTGTCACGGGTGTTTTGCGCATCCCCCGTTTTAACTTTCTTCATATCGCGGCCCAAATTGATGATGGAATCATTCACGTCATTTTTATCGTCAGGATCATCGTCATCCTCATTTTCCCGACGCTCTTCTTCCGCATCGAAATAAGCTGATACGTAAGTATCTGGCGCTTTATCCCATGAGGTATATTTGCGGCATTTGATACCAGCGCTATCCAGCGCGGCACGTTTGATTTTCAGGGGCACTACGGAGTCACAGGTAAAATATGCACCTGCAATTTTGATAGCGGAATCACGAGCCGCGACAACATCAGCCAATTGTTTAGCAATCGAATCCTCAGAAGATTTTTCTTTTAGCTGTTCAATTTCTTCATCTTTTGCATCGGTCTTTGCTTCTGCTTCTTGCAGCTTCTGTTCTGCTTCATCTTTGGCAGCTTCGGCTTTTTCCTGCCCTTGTTCCGCATCCGTGACACGCTTGTTTAACGCATCCATAGAAGATTGGATCAGCTGCTGGGTAGCCTCATCAGCCACCTCGATGCGCACGCCGGAATCCAGCACAACTTTATACATGGGGTTTACTCCCTTGGGTTTACGGTCAAATAACCGCGCCATGTGTCCGGCTCTGGCCTGATCACACAGTGCGATATGGTTGATGGTGATGGTGCATTGAATAAATTCGTAGGCAGTACCACAGGGGGCGATACCGGGTGCATAGCGATATTCGGAGGTGTAGCCGGCGGATAACTCCTCTTTATCTTGATTGATGGCATCAATGGCGTATTGATCTTTTATCAGAAGATCAACCACCACATAGTCAGGGTCATCGGTATCCTGGCGTCCCGGCGAAATCGCGTGCCCGGCGGTGACCTGTTTAAACGTTTGGGCATTCACCAAGTCATCAGGATGATCAATGGTGACGTCTTTATTGTCATAACTGGCAAGACTGTCCGGATCAAACACCTCCACAGGTGGTCGGTAAACATTGACGATTTGACCGGGTGGCCTGTCGGTTAATCCCAGTTCAGAGGCGAGATATTGCTGCACACCGACGCGCGCAACCCGCCCGGGGACTTTTAAATAGCCCTCAGGGGTGATTTCTCGTTGGGAGTTAATCGGAAAGGACACGCGGTCACGAACGGTGATCCGCATAATAAATCCTGTTAGTAATCAAGCCCCTTTATTTGGGGTATAGCATGACAGCGGCAACCGATATGAGCTCTGCCGGGGAGTAGTCCTGTTTCACCGTTATAAGCCGCCCCTCGTGACCAAAGATAAATGCCCGCTCCATAACCCACATTGACGCGAGAAATCTCAAAGCATTTGATTTTAGCCCGCGGATATTTACCTGCTGGGTTACCGGATACCCGAACATCTTGCGAGGTAGACCAGCGGAAACGGTCAATCCCCGCGCTCACCTGACGAGTGTGGGTGATATCACTACGAATTCTGGCTGTTTGGTCACGAGAAATAAGATGCGCCCGTTGATAAGTCGCCCCGGTTACTTGTTGGATATTTCTGACCATTGTCGTGAGCGAGTCACCACGCATAATGCTATCCATCACTTCCCGCTGAATATCATCGAAATAATCAGAGGACAGCGATTTAATCAGGGCAACATTGCTTTCGACCGAGGCATCGAAATAATCCACTAATGACTCATTAACCATAAGTGAGGTCATATCAATACCGATAGCGCGATTGATTTGCTCAACAAACGCCGCTGAACTTTCGGACTCCGCACGACTAACCACTCGCTGGGCTAATCGGTCGGCCTGACGGCCCATCACTGAGCTATTAAATTTGTCGGCAGCCTGTCTGATTGACTCTTTAATGATATCGACCAAATAACTATCAGCCGTGTAATTACGCCGCAGAACTGGTGTTAATACCTCATCGACGGACTGAGCCATCAATCGCACCATCTCGCGCAACTGAGCACGATAGTAGCGCTCGGTTTCATCCGTCTGTTTAACTGGCCTGAGTTGTGCCTTCCTGCGTGGTGGCTGGTTTTTTATCATCGCCTGGAGTGTCGCCAAGCCTGAATTGATAATCACCTTGCCGTTCGGCGGATTCGTCGTCTTCAAGTCGGGTGATGTCATCTTCTTGAATACCATAAACGCCTTGCTCCATCAGCTTACGGGCCACCTGTGATGGCAATACCACCTTTTGATTCAGGCGAATATCATCAGCCTGTGCATCAGCCAGTCGCTGGGCAGATATCTCGGTATCAGTCGGTTGCGACAGTGGCGCAAAGGTAAAGTCCAGACCATCGGGCATGGTGCCTAATGTTGAACGCACCAATACCTCATCCAATTTTTTCAGAAATGGACGGTATTTAGCTTCCTGATCCCCTTTGATGGTATTGAAATAATTGTTCTGGTCACCCTGTCCCGAATCCCCCATTCCTTTGGCTTGCACACCAAATATGCGTGTCATCGGAATACCAGATGCGCCAGCCGTCCACTCCATTAGCACCGCCAACACTTCGCCCAAACCGCCGAATGAGATTTGCTTGCGATCAAGGGTCTCTTTGGAATCCAGCAACGCCAGTCGAAATAGCGATTTCATCATGCCAAAAGTGTTATAGCGTTTGGCTATGGCTTCATCCATATCGCCAGAAGCTAAATCAGTGGCTAAATTTTCTTTGCTGATGGTGTCGATATTCGCTTCCAGGATCAGTGAGGAAATCCCCCCTTTGGCAGCGACCGCATCTTTCACATCTTCAAGGCAGCGCCTCAAGCGGCTATCATCCCAACCGCCGTTAATCATGCGTAAGCGCATGGGCAAAGCTGCGCCCGGTGCGCGCACAAAATGGCTGAAATGAATTTTTTGCTGACCACCATTAACTAAATAGTATTCCGGCTGCATAAAGTTCTCAGCCAACGGGTTAGAAACGTTGTATTCCTGCCCGTTGACCAACATGCGATCCAGAACCAATAAGCGTTTAAGTGAGTCTTTCTTGATATTCTTCAATTCCAACTCATGAGACAGATCCTGATCGGTCAGCATCAATACTCCCGCCCCACCATACAACCCAGCCCATTTAAAGGACTCTTGAGTTATCCCTTGAATATTAAAATGGTTCTCAGCATTGCGCAGAGCCGTGGCATCATCGGAAGGAAATGACCGCCATTCACGCGTTGCATCATCAACCGGAATATCAATAATTGACCGGGCAATCCAGTTTTCGGTATAAGCCGCCTCCAGCTCGGCAAAATCTTGCATCGCACCATACATAAAGCGGCTATACATACGCCTGTCGCGGTCTGTTCCCATCCCCGTCATGACATTCGATAAACCATCAGCAGTCAGGCGAATCCGGGGTTTACCGCCAAAATCCAGTTTTTCACTCATCGTTAAACCCACTTGTCATAACTGATGCTGCCACCAGCAATTAATTCGATCTCTATCGAATCCATGATTGTGTCGAGAATATCGTCGTTTTTATGGCTATCATCAGCCGAGAAGTCAGCGCATTCGGTCAGTGTAGGCACAACCCAATCAGTCGAGGCGGCAACCGCGCCATCCCAGTAATACACCTGCGGGATTTTTTGACCGTCGTCGGTCATCAGTGCCGGAATATAGACGCAGCCAGTTTTCATTTGCGGAATAGTATTCAGGCAGCGGATCAGCTTGTTTTGGCCTGAGCCGCGCGGGATGGTTAGGATGGGAATGCTTTTACGTTTTACCAGCGTGGTAATCAGACCTTGCCCAGCCTGCTTATCCTCGATGCCCATATGGCGTAATGGCGCAGGGCGTTTTGGATTATACGGCCGCCATTTCTCCCATAAGTCTTGGGCAGTGGTCAGTAAGTCTTCCGGGTCCCACCGCCCACGTACGCTATCGATAATGTAGAGATTGCCATCTACGCCAATCCCCACAAGGGTAAAAACGGTATAGTCGTTGTAATCTTCGATTTTGCCGGAGTTGGTATCAACATAAACGGCGCGGTGAGTCAGTGGGGGTAAATGGGTGTAACGTTTGAACCAATCGGTATCAATTAACCCGCCAGTCAATGCGCGTGGGCGCTGCATATATTGCGACATGAAAGTGTATTCGTCGCTTTCCCACAACCGTAGCAAATCACCAACATATTCGTTTACCGGCCAATAAGACCAATACCGCACCCCGCCGACCACCACACTTTCACTATTTTTAACCGAGAACCAGCACTGCGAGCGCCACGGCTCCGGCAATGCATCGATGTATTCTTCACTGACCAGCGCCGGAATGGTGATGTGGTGAAAATCCACCCCCATCTTACCGGACAGCATAAATCCGGTGGCGTCATCGGTATGTAACCGCTGCTGGATAGAAACAAAGGGTGTCGGGTGCTCTTTGCTCTTATCACCGCGTCGTGAGCGGATGGTGTTCACCAAAATACGGTTAGCACTGGCCCGTTTGGTGGCCGAAAACATATCTTCGGGTTTGTTGTAATCATCCAGCCCGACAAAGCCGGAAAAATCAGGGCCGGGGAAACCCGCACGACCGCCGGTTAATTGCCCACCGCTGGAGCGTGAAACCGTCTGCCCCACCATTCGGCCCCGACTATTAACGATTTCCCACTCTTCCGCCTGATTAATACCAAAGCGGCAAGGCCACAGTGATTGATACTCAGGGCTGGCGATAATATCGCGAGCGCGGCGGCTATTACGTTTTACCAGTGTGTCAGCAAACGATACATTGAGATTTCGAAAGCGCCGTAACTGGCCGGTCTGCACCAACATATTGATATAGGCTGGCAGATGAACCGAAATAAACTCAGTTTTAGTCCCGCCTGGCGGCACGTTCACAATCAGGTTACGCGGTTGCAGCCGGTTATTGACCAAATCATCCAGCTTTGAGGCCATCATTTTATGATGCCAGTTCACCAATAGCCGGTCACTCTGCAACAGCTCAAACCAAATGCGGGTAAAGTTAAGAAATGATTTTTCAGACCGGGATTTCAAGGCGACACGCGACGGGAAATCCAGATTTTCCCATTCGAGAATATCGCTCATGTGGTGATCCTGCGGGTTGGTTTTATTTCGCCAATTTGTGAACTGATTAACACAATGACTGAGTCTCAAGGAAAAGACGTCAGCTTAATGTAATAATCTCACTTTCTAGTCATGCTTAAATATCCTCTTTTCTGGACAAAGATGTGCCAGACCTTGGGTTCTTCTCTTTCTCTTGGTCATTCTATACTTGAGATTCGCCGACAATTCTACTGTATGCAAATTAACCTTCTGTTTGGACGCATTTCTATCTTAAGCAATATGTTAACTTTCATATAAATCATAATTTATTGTAATTAAAAGGAAAGTTTGATGGATGTTGAGATTAATTACTGTAATAACATTGATAAAGCAAAAATACTCATTTCAGAAGGTAAGTTAAATATTAAATTTGCGCCCAATGGCACAGGGAAAAGCACTATTGCTAGGGCAATACAGTATAGCCAAACTCAAAATCAACAATCCTTACAACTGTTACTACCCTTCAAATTTCGAACCAACAATCCTGATAATATACAACCTTTAGTGACCGGCACTGAAGCCCTGTCTCAGGTAATGTGCTTCAATGAAGAATACGTGAGCCAGTTTACATTTCAACCTGATGAACTAGTCAGCAATAGCTTTGATATCTTGATAAAAAATGATGCATACAGAGAGACAGAACGCGAAATAGAAGAAATAATTATCACTATCAGGCAAGTATTCACTGATAATCCTGACCTTGAAACCCTATTATCAAATCTTCAAGTGCTTGCTGACGCGTTCAAACTGACAAAAGCGGGACTTTCCAAATCTACAACTGGCATGAAAGGCCTATCATCCGGTAACAAAATAAAACATATACCTCTTGGATTGGAGTCTTACAAACCATTTATTCAAAGTGATAAAAGTGTTGACTGGATTTCGTGGCAGACAAAGGGACACGAAGATTTTAGCGCATTGTCCGACAATTGTTGTCCATTCTGCACTTCAGATGCTAGTGTGAAGAAAGAGCAAATTCAGAAAGTCAGTCAGGAATATGACAAAGCTGTCATTAAAAATCTGATTGGAATTATCAATGTTGTTAAAAGCCTAGGTGAGTATTTCTCTGAGGCTGCAAGAGAGAATCTTGCAACAATTACCAACCTTGAAAATGGACTAGAGAACCAGCATGAAACTTATATTATCACTATCAAGTCACAAACAGATGACCTTATCAAAAAGTTAAACACACTGAAAATGTTATCAGGTTTCCACTTTGAGGAAGGAGAAAACGTTGCAGAAAAATTGGCATCCTACATCCTAGACCTTAATTTTTTCACAGAGCTTCAGTCTACTAAAACCCAAGAAACCGTTGATAAAATTAATAGTTCTCTGAGTGGGCTTATAGTTCATGCTGGTAAACTTCAAGGGAAAATTAATCAACAAAGAAGTAAGATAAAAAAACTAATTGAGAAACATAAGAAAGATATTAACAACTTTCTATCTTATGCTGGATATCGATATAGAGTACAAATTATCGGTGACAGTATGCAGTCATGGCTAAAACTTCAGCATGTCGATCATGATGAATTCGTCAGTGGTGGAAGCCAACATTTGAGCTATGGTGAAAGAAACGCATTTGCAATCGTTTTATTTATGTATGAGTGTCTTGCAAAAAATCCTGGCCTTATAATATTGGATGACCCTATCTCCTCCTTTGATAAAAATAAAAAGTTCGCGATACTAGAAATGTTATTTCGCCGTGATTCGAAAGACTGTCTCAAAGGTAAAACTGTATTAATGCTAACCCATGACGTTGAACCAATTATTGACACATTAAAATCAGTCAAAAATCAGTTCAGCAATCAAGTATCAGCATCCTACCTACGACTCGATAATGATCAAATTTGTGAGCAGAGGATTAGTGAAAACGATATTAAGACTTTCGCCCAAATCTGCCAGTCGGTTACCGATTCAGAATATAATGATATTATTAAACTTATTTATCTAAGAAGACATTATGAAATTTTGGATGACAAAGGTGACGCCTATCAAGTTTTATCAAATATCCTCCATAAAAGAGAAAAACCTACCGATAGCCGGGAACCTCAGGATCAGAACCGCCAGCATCCAGAAATGGATAGTCTACGGGTAATTAAAGGCTGCGGCGAAATAAGCGAACGGATCAGCACATTTAATTATACTCGCATTCATGCCGAATTATCCGATGATGAAAATATTAGAGCCTTATACCGGAGTTGCCAAAGTGGATATGAAAAACTTCAGGTTTTCAGATTGTTCGATATGGATGTTAAAAATTCCGTTATCCAAAAGTTTATCAACGAAACCTACCACATTGAAAATGAATTTATCTGTCAATTAGACCCTACTCATTTTGACTTCATACCGGCATATGTGATCAAGGAATGTGATAAAATCGTTTTCTCAGAATCAACTGAGCCTGTCCTATAGAAGCAGTAATTTTACGGTTTTTTTATTCTTGTACTTTATATTTACAGTAACTCCCAGCCAGAAAAAATTGTGGGTGGGAGTTTATTAATCAGCCCCAAAAATCTGAGTTTCAATTTTTCTTACTCTTAGTGACTTCAATCCAATCCCGGCAATTTACCCTCTAACATCTGCTGAGCGTTCGCATAATCTTCTGGCGTGTAATTCACCTGGTTAATGGCACCGCCATCAGGGCCGCTGATTTCAGTTTTATTTTTCAGCATACCCAAATGCTGCCCGACCATTTTCAGTGCGTCGTCCTGATTACGGGTAATGACCTCTAAGCCAAACTTACCTTGCTTAACACCGGCATAAAGGCGGCGTGCCGAAACTGATAAATCCCGTGAATCATGAAAATGCGCCCTGCCTTGCCCCTCACCATTACAACGTGAGCAATCTGGACTGGGATCGAGCGTACTGTCAAAACCGTAACCGCCATCATCCAGTGGTGCAGGTTTACCGTTATTGGTTCTTTTCTCTGACTCTTCCTGATATTCCTGCTCGTTAATCCACTGGTATTTATTTTCAATCCCCCAACAGTGACGGCAACATAAACGGCGAAACTCTGAAATTTCGTTAGCGTTGGCTGTGGCAATATCCCACCACCAATTTAAAACAGCGTCCTGCGTGATGTGCGTCCGTTTCTCTCTGGCTTCCATTGAGTCACGTATGGCTTTGTTTACCGATACATGGCGATACAACCGACGGGCAGCGGCAGCACCGGTTAATCCCTCACATTTATATCCGGCCCGTTTATAAGCAGCTGTCTTATCCAAATCAATTAAATACTCACTGACAAATTTTGCCTGCATATCGTTTAGCCCATATCTACTGGCGATAGAGCAGCTTTCTTCAATTTGATTTTCAATTGGTGAGTAATTTGGATCGATTTGATTTTCAATTGGAGAAATTGATTTTTTAGCTTTGGTTCGCAGGTTCGCGTTTTGGTTCGCACCAGAGTTATGCGAACTTGTAGTATGAACTTTTTCGGGTTTAACCCATTCTTCTGATTTAGCCCTTTTCCGTATTGCTGTATCACTTACACCGTGCTTTTCAGCTAACGACCGAATTGAAAGTTGTCCGGCACAGTACTCGCGCTTTATCGCCTCCCAATCCGGCTTCTTCATTTTTTACTCACACAATTGGTGTTGAACCATTCCCAGTATATTCTGTTGACTCTCACATCAAAGAACTGGGAGGTTCAACATGTCAGGTTATTCAAACTTATGGCACAGCATAAAAAATCATATCAACGAAGTTCGTGGTATCAAAAACGTTGGCTACGCAGATGCAAATGACAGCCTAAAAGTCGATAACAGAACAATGCAGATATTTATACTGGATGTTTTCTTACATGAGCACCGTAAAAAATACGGTTCGGGTGTATTCCCTTTGCAAGGTAAGAATGCCCTGCACCACAAAATTCTGATGAAATACAAATGGCCACTGTCTGTTATACGGGAAATGAGCCTAAATGATTCCCTTTTTGTTCTTCAGGACGAGCTGATTCTTGCGAACCTACCAGAAGATGCTCAGAAGTATTTGTCGCATCAGGAAGGGACAGTTCAGATTGCTTTTGATGACTTACAGGAACATGAGTGGAAGCCGACGATTGCCGAAATATTCCTGCAAGTGCAAGAACGCTAACCTCGGGATGCTTATCACTCAATTCGGCAAGCCTTTCGTTCAGAGATGCTTGCTGATTCTCATTTGAAATAAGGTACCCGAGTTCCAATAGTTTCTGAGCTAACCAATTGCTCAACTCTCGATTATTCAGACTTCCGGCATAAATATAGGGCTGATCGTTCATATCATTTTCCTTATAGATGAAATGACAGTAGGTAACTATTGTTGAGGTTTTAAATGCTCCAGCAAGAAAATCATGGCTCGCGTGTCGCCTTTCTTGGCTTTGATAAACAGAGAATTGGATATATCCGCTATCCCTTTAGCTTTTCCTCTGCGAACGGCCAGCCGGTAAAGTGAGATTGCTGATTTATCCTTCCTTAAAATATCAATGTCGATTTCCAATGTGTCGGCTATCTGCTGTTCCGTTAATCCACGCCCTGCCAATGCCTCCACCTTATCTAGCGTCGGCTTATCCATCGTCATGCCCTCTTGGGATAGGGTTTATGACGTGAAAGCAGGATTTTTTTCATTTGCTTGTCGAGAGGCATCAGATATTTATGCTTGCCTGATGTTTTGAACTCTTGAGCATTGGGGTCTAAATGCTGTCTGACAGATTCAAGGCTTTGCTTTACCCCTTTAGCAGCAACACTGCGCGGGTGGGTTTTCTTACCGTTGATAATGAAAGCACCTAAGGTGCCTACACCAAATAGTCCTTCATATATCCAGTTGGTAGCCTGATAAATTCCGCCATGATGATTTTGGTCTTTATCTGCATAGGAGACTATTAGCCGCAGCCCCGGACAAACATCAGCGAGAAACTTAATCGCTTTAGCCAATATCTGACTAACCGGCGATATGTGTTGCCGTAATGCTACGCGGGTCAGTTCACACACTTGATCCTGCTGCAAGCTGTAAGGCTGCCCGATATGGTTATTGGCACCGCGGCTAAAAATAACGACACCAATAAATTTCCCATCCTCCCATGCCCCCACTTTTACCAATTTTCCCACTGGTACCGCTTTAGCATAATGCCAGTTAAGGCATGCAAAGCTGGCTGCCTGATGAGTGGCCCAATCCACTGTGAGTGATGTCATAGAACACCCCCACAATGTGGGCAAAGCTTGGTATCCAGATGGTCGAGCTTTCCCTGATCATTTTCGTTACCAGGCAAAAAATCGGCATTCAACATTTGATCTATCTCTTCTGATGAAAATCCAGTGAGAGAAAGATCAAAATTGTCTGCCAATAAATCACCCAGCTCTAGTGTTAATAGTTCCTGATCCCATCCGGCATTAAGCGGCAATTTATTGTCAGCAAGACGATAGGCTTTTTTCTCTGTTTCAGTTAATCCAACCAAAGTGATAGTTGGTACTTCTTTCGCATTTAATTGTTCTGCAGCTAATAAACGTCCATGGCCAGCAATCACCTCTCCCTTTTCATCAATCAATACCGGATTAGTCCAACCGTATTGCTTAATACTCGCAACGATTGTATTCACCTGCTCTGCTGAATGTGTTCTGGCATTTTTCACGTAAACAATCAACGAATTGAGAGGTTTGTAGACTATCTCCAATCTTTTCTGATTTTTCTCTATGGTCATTTTGCAAGTTCCAACTATTATGACCCTGCTCTCGAGAGCAAGTGGGCCTTGGTTCGTACTCATGACCTCAACTGTGGGTATGAATGGCCGTTAGTAGCTCCAACTACTCGCGGTCGCCCACCTTCCTAAATAAAAAAACCACCAGCAACCATGCTCAGGGTGAGCGGAAGGTGTTACTGATGGCTTTGCTTGCGCATTATCGATAATGCTCAATGAGTACCATCTGTAATGCAATAAGTATCATTGCTCTGTTAGAGATAGGGAAATCACGTGAAAATAAAAGAAATAATCATCAAAAATATTAGATGCCTTAGCAAGTTAATAACCCTCGAAAACATCAGATCCTTTAGCAAGTTAACAACTCAATCATGCGCTAGCATCGCAAGTTATTTTGTAGTTATAACTATCATATTCTTGATGAATATTAGGCTGTCTTGTCTTTATCCTACATCCAGTAATTGGATTGAAAATATTGCGGTTTTCCTAGGTATTTCATTAATGTTCTGCTGTGCGCTTGATATAGCAGTACGGTTAAACGACACTTTAAAGCCTAAAAACCGAGCTGCCTTTATCATTTTTTGGCTATTGGTTGGTTTTGGAATATGGATGTCGCAATTCACTTTAATTACAGCATTGGATCAATTGGCTTCAGCTAATATGACATGTGAAAAATTGTCTATTAAATCGAAATAGCATCTTTTCATTAACTGGCATTATGTCGCCAGTTAATGACCTCATCTAGTCTGCTCTTACATATCCGCAACTCCCGTTTCAAAGCCAGTGCATACAGCCCGCTATCACCCCATGTAGTACCGACAAAGTCCGGTACCTCGCATTCAGTTAATGCTGACTCTGGGGGTAATAACACGGGGCAAGTAGCGAAGGGGCGTGGTGCCGACTTATTCGCGCAAGATGTTAATGCCAGCGTCAGGCATACGCTGAATAGCACACCCATCAACTGATGACACCGCCAAAAACCGCTTAAGCCGATCTTCACTTTCATTGCGGAGTTTCCTTTCGTTCTCAAGCTGACGGGTGGTGGCTGCTCGGTTGGCGGCTTCATTCATCTGGTATGCATCAATTATGTTGCCCAGGGCTGTATTTGTGGCTTGCTCGGCCACCAGCTCCGCTTCCGTTTTTTCGACCTTATTTGAGAGCCGATAACTGTTAAAGAACAGAGCCGACACAATAACCACCAGCACAGCAATAACTAATCCGATGGCCTTATTCATCCAGCCCCCAGCAGGTCAGTTCGCTTTCCTGTGCGCGGCGTTCTATCTGCCCGTAACAGTTATTTGCGCGAACATTGCAATCTTTACCGCCGTCATATACCCAGCGTTTGATTTCAGAGCACGCACCTTTACGGTCGCCAGCGTTGAGTTTTTTATAGAACGTGGAGGTGAAGCATTTACTAGGGCCGATGTTGTAGGGGCAAAACGAAGCAATACCGGCAATTTGTGGCTCAGTCAGCGGGACACGGACATTCTGCTTTACCCAACTAATGGCCTTGTCAGCCTCCAGCTTATTCACCGCAGCACATTTCTCCGCTGATAGCTTCATCCCTTTAACTACCGGCTTACCATCTACTTGAGTAGCACCACGGCAAACAGTCCAAATCCCCTTTCCATCTGGATAAGCTACCAGCCGGTTACCCTCTTTCTCATCCAATAGCTGATCAAGAATTATGGTGGCCGGTGCTGCAACCATAACCAGAGCCAGGACAGCCGCGCTTAATTTGCTTTTTGTCGAGGCCATCACTCACCATCCGGTTTATAGCCGTGGCGGCGATCCCAAATCTTGACGCCAGCATTAAGCATGAATGTCAGAGCCATAAAAAATAACGAACCAAGAACACCAATTACCGTCCACTCATCAGGGGTGAAGCCAGCAATTAGCTCTTTAACCCAAAAAATGAAACTACCACCCGACACGGTATAGGAGACCGCTGTTGTTATATTGCTCATTTTCATAGTCTCCCCCTCCCTGATGGGTTGGGTGTGAAGCGGAAAAAGAAGACCTTGTTATGTGAACAGGCCTCAAATTTTTGTCAAGTACTACACACTTTCAGCAACCTATTTTGGTTATACTGTTTCATTAGATATTTTAATAAACTCAATATCCAGATAATGCTTTATTGATTGTAACTTTCAGAGGGTAAAGGAATGCTACAAGCTCACATGAATGCTATGGAAAATGTGTTAGTTGCCAATTCTAAAGTAGCGGCTAACACTGGTCATTCATTACATAAGGGAAACCCTAGGGAATCATTTATAAGCAAATTTCTTAAAGATCATCTTCCGAGCAATATATCTATTGGAACTGGTGAGATTATTGATGGAAATTCAAAACCAAATGAAAATAGAAATCAATACGATATAGTTCTTTATCGTAATAGCTATCCTAAATTGGATATTGGCGGAGGTGTTCATGCTTTTCTTGCAGAATCTGTCGTTGCAACAATAGAGGTAAAATCAACACTATCGTGTGAAGGTATAAAACAAGCAGTGAATGCCGCTAGAAATGCAAAAAATCTAACACCCAAATTTCATGAGGCTTTCAGAGCAGGCTATGTTCCACCAAAAATTATTAATTACGTAGTAGCATATGACGGGCCATCAAAAATGCAAACAGTAATGGATTGGATTAATAAATCATATGAGGAGCTATCGATACCTAAAGAATCATTACCACTAACTATGGAACATAGAGTAAACACTCCATCAAACTCATTAGATGGTGTCTTCATATTAAAAAGCGGCTTCCTCTATTTTGATAATGTAGTAAATGGATTAGCAATTAGTGCCTTTAGGGAAAAAGACCCGCATATTAGATGGGTTATTTCTGATGGCGAGCAAAACAATCTCTTAATGCTGTTTTTATTCTTGCAAACATCGCTTATGAGTACTGAAGGTAGATGGTTAGATACATCTTTATATATGCAGAATTCACAATTTGAAAAGGTAAGTTTCTTTAGAGAATCTAGTGGTTTTCAGTGCAAGTACTAATATTGAAAATCTAACCAACAAGAGAACCGCACGTTTATTATGCGGGTCTCTTTGAATCTCGTCGCTTGCGTATACAGCTCCGCGAGCTTATACGAGAATCATATATTTCTAGCTCAAATAGTCAAATCTTTTTTTTCGAAATCGATCGATATCTTTCTCGAATGCATCACTTAATGGTTGGTACAGCATATATTCAGCAGTATTCATCCAAACATCAATTCTGCGGCGGCATGTAGCAAACGACATCTCTGGATGGGCTTCTGCCATTTCTTCGGCTATGTAATACCTTGATTTTCTGAAAATATAATGTTGCTGTATGATATTGATCAAACTCGGAGTACCTTTCAAAACACCACCAATAATTGAATCTATCAGTAGTCCCTCGGTATCAGTACAGTAAATCAAATTGCTATGCCCCTTAGGGGTAGTTATATCTCCGAATATCGCTAATAACTCATCTTTTGATATTCCGGCCTTCCTCATTTGCTTAATCGCCGCATTTATCGCTGTCTTAGATATTTCTTGCTTCGACAACATTCGAGATAAAACCCCGCTAGCTCCACCAGTTTTTGTAATATGCGACCAACGCCCCCACATTTTTAGTTTTCCTCTAAGAAAAACTAATTCTAATGTATGCAAATGCAATTCTTGAAAATCGGGTTTGCCACACATAGTTGGGTATATCATAACTTCCCTTCCTTTCGTAAAATATACTGGGTACGCATAACGCCCTCGGCGTGATACAAACGGGCAGTGTCACTATCAATTGAACGGGTGCGCCGGTCACATTCGTCGTGACATGCACCGCATCCCCAAGCCCCCTGCTCATCGGGTGGTTTAATGGCGGTACCACAGGTTCCCGCTAGCCGGTAATGAGCCAAAACCACGGTTTCAGAGTTGCCATTGCATATGCCGGGGATTCTTATCTGACACTCACGCCCCCTGGCCTCTTTGCGTAAATTAGTCACAAATCCCCCTACGCATAACTTAATAGCTGGCTGGCGGCATTTTCGGCTGCAGCTGGCGTACTAAAGGTTTTGTTCAGGATAAATTGCCAGAGCACATCAAGAGTGGCTTTGTAGAGTTCGGAGAATTCGGTATCGTCCATCGAGGCAAAAGAGATGGATTTAGGCTCTTTGAATTGAGAGCCGTCCGGCATTTGAATAATGGCGTAATAACCGGCTTGAATGGTTGTCCAGCGCCGGAAAGCATCAAAGGATTTAAGAAGGGTTACACGGTCTGCTCGCTGTTCTGCCAACGTATCAAGGTACTGACGAGCTAATTCTTCCAGCGTGTCGCTATGTCCAGCATATTCAGCCAAATAGTTTACATAACCGCGCACCAGTTTCTTTTCTTCAGGCGATATGGTGCCACCGAAGGGTGTCCAGTAATCAAAACCGAGATTTAGTAAGGAGAAGTATTTACGGTGAAACTTCGGATTGCGGACCTGCTTAAAATCAGCAGTGAGAATAGCCCCCAGCTTAACTTTATAATGCAGAAAATCTCTAACATCGGGTGTGGCCGGTGTCAGTGTCTCATTGCCAGATTTGATAAATGAAAGTTGTGCCATCTTGCCCCCAAGGGTGATGACACAACAACTGCTTAGGTTGCCAGTTGTTCAGGCTGGCTTTGCTATTATACCGCTAAATATCAGGGTTTGTAACGATGTACCCTGCTCTTTCTGCTAGTTCGATAAATGCAGGTAAGCTAGCCACAAACTGATCTGCTCTTATCTGTTTAATACTCACTATCTTACCGTTTTTGCAATGAATCAAAACAGCACCATTCAGTGGTAAATGTTGAATCAAGTTTTTCATATTAATCATTAAGCTATCACCTTATGCTTATGATATTGCAACCCCATACTGGGGACCTGATTCAACCGATTTCATGTGAATATCAGTTAAGTAAAGCTTCATATTCTAAATAACGGCTATAACCCCATAAAAAGTATGAATATCAGCGATTTCTTGTTGATTATGCAGCCATCCTCCAGATACACAGCTCTGGCATATTGGCCCTTACCAATGCCTCGGCAAAGGGTGGCGGCACCGCATTGCCACATCTTGCTACCTGTTCAGATTTGGGCCAAAAGGTGCCATCAATATCCCGATCAATAATGTAATCTGGCGGGAACCCACTGGCGTTGTACAACTCACGGGCAATCAACATACGCATACAGATATCAACGATGATGTATTCGCCTACCGATAGAAATTGCGGTCGTGGTGCGGGGAATAAATGCCAGTCGTCCGGTAAATCGCTAAAACGATCCATCAGCCGCGCGCAGTTCCAGGCGTTGTAGCGCTGCTCGTCAGTCAGGGGTTTTATATCAAGATTATTTTCCACCAGCCCAAAGCGCTCTTTGGTCGTCACTGCATGTATCGGTTCTGAGAGATTCACCGTGCCACCGGTACCGTAATACTTAGTTAGAAACGCGTTAACCATCCCGACATGATTACCGCCAGCGGTTAAGGTCGGTACCGGTTCAGTGATCGGTTTACCATCGCGGCATGTTCCGCGCAGTTGTACCAAGTGTGAGGTACAAAGCGCGTGGTGATCAACCGTGGTAATAGTATGCAATGGCTGGTTAATCTCGATGCCTGCACCGGTATAATTGCCGCCATAATGCTTTACAAGATGAGCGTAGGTTAACTGGCTTTTACCGCCCCCACCCGCCGTCACGGTACCCAAAGGCGTATTGATATCATTTGCCGTACTGTTACCGAACTGACGCACAACCACCGGCGCAGCGACAGCAAAACCATGGGTTCTGGTGATGGTCTGCAACGGATCACGCAATGACTGCCCACGGAAGCAATCATATTTGGTCTTGGTGCTGGTGTGGTTGCACTTCACCGCATATGGCTCCAGCAATAAATGCTCGGCCTTGCTGGTGATGGTGGTTAGCGGTTGGTCTAGCGGATACTGCAGGCGGTCACCACCAAAACCAGTTTGTCCCAGTCGCACAATAAACGGGTCAGGGTTATCAATAACAAAGCGTTGCAGCCCTTTGACGATGCGCCGCAAGGTATTATCAGCCAAATCTTTCTTGCGACCGAAAATAGAGCGAGTTGGCTGGCTCCAATCGATACACTCCGCTGCCGTTCGCCAAGGTTGCAGCATGCCAGAAAGCACATCAGAAGAGTTTGGTGCGCCGTGGCTTGGCTCTGGCCATACAACCGGTTCACCGTCACACCGCCCAACCACAAACAACCGCTTTCTAATAGTGGGTGTACCGTAATCACAAGCTTTCAGTTCCCTGTGGTCAACGTTATAACCCAACCCTGAAACCAACCTTGCCGCCTCTGGGCCATTGATATCTATCTTCAAAAACTCACACACTTCGGTCAGCGCGGGGTGATTCGCATCGATGCCAGCACCCAGCATGCCAATAAATGCCTTGAACGTTTCTCCCTTACGGGCAGGATCAGGTCGGTGATTACCCTGACTATCCGTCAATAATGGCCCCCAGCCGCGAAACTCTTCGACGTTCTCCAACATCAGAAAGCGTGGACGTACTGCCAGCGCCCAGCGCAACACCACCCAGGCTAAACCACGAATTTCTTTCTTAACTGGCGTGCCGCCCTTGGCTTTGGAGAAATGGCGGCAATCAGGGCTGAACCACCCCAGTAATACCGGCAGACCACCGGTAGATATCAGCGGGTCAACGCTGAAAATATCCTCAGGATAATGCAACGTGCGTGGGTGATTGATGGCATGCATCGCCATTGCCACAGGGTTATGATTCATGGCAATGTGTGGCTCATAGCCTAATGCTTGCTTAATGCCCTCACAGCTCCCGCCACCACCAGCGAACCCCACGACAACCAGACCATCCTGTAAATCAGGCCGCGCTACAGTGATTTCTTTACGCCGCGCCCATGCATGAGCCGCCTGTTGGATATGCTGCGGATTATCTCGATTTAAAAACATCTGGTTCATTTGGAGCAAAAGCTGTTGCTGGTGGTCGGGACTCAAAGCATGTACCGGTATAACCGATGAGGCACATTGATTTACTTCAGTCGGCCAGATCATTGAGCACCCCCGCCTTTAGTTTTAGCCCTGAGTATCGAATCCGCATAAAAACGCTCACTGACACTGTGCAGGGTAAATTCCGCTACCGGTTTTTCATGACGGGTAATGTCAACATGCGGCGATTTCATCAAGCCAATCATACGCATCTGCAACATGCGCAGCGTAATGCCGTGATCCGGATAGGATTTATCAAGCGCGGCAAGAATGCCGGTATAGGTCAATGTTTTACCCAGCATCACTGCCACCAGCTCACTGGCTTTTAGCCGCAGTGCTGATGATGTGTTAGATTTTTTGGCCGCTTTAAGCTTCTCTGATTTCGTTGCTGCCGATGTAGGAATTGCTACTTTTTTCGGCTTTACCGGCGGCGTGTAAGGTGCACGGCATCTGGCGCGGGCCGCCATTCCCCAGGCATCAATGATGCAGGACGAATGATCACATTTGTCGTCAATAACTGGCCGGCTGTCATTGATAAAACTATTGCAGTTGTTAATTTCCATTGGTCATACCTCGCTTATTTAACGTATCGGTTTCCTGCTGCTAGTTGCTGTGCCGGGGTTAATCCTGATGGTCGGTCAGGTGTTTTCAATTGGCGGCGAATGGGAGGGATTGGTGCACCACTAGCAACGCGCTTTTGCCACTTGGCCAGCTCGATACCTGCCTGTGTTTCTAGTCCGGTATCAGTAAGCCTTTTTTCAATTCCAAGGCGCTTAAGGTCTACGCAGATTTGATATAAAACCGGGTGGCGCCAGTTGAATTCCTCAGCACAACTGTATTTATAAAATTCATTCCGGTAGCGCTTAAGCTCGGCGAGAACATCAATCACGGTTAAGCCCAGATGACCGCCGCCATGTTCAGCAACGAGAGTGACAAACTCGGCAAAATCTGGAGGCCAAGAGTTACCAGATTCACAACGTTTCATGCATGCAGTGCAGACTCGCTGGAGTTGGTCACCGGTCATTGTGTTAATCTGACGTTCCCACAGTTCAGACGGGCGATTGCCATTCTTCGCAGTCCAGCGGTTCGCGTAGATTTTGATCATGAGATCCCATAGGTTCCATGCCTGTGATCTCCTGTTGTTGTTCCCAACTGAGGTATTGCTCAGAGTACGGTCGTGGGTCGCTCTGGTTGAATCTGAATTCCACATGATTTTCTCCTGTGCTTACTTGCCACTCATCGTCGAAATGCTGCGACGGTCCAAAAAATGTTTTCGCCTGTTTGATAAATTCCGTACCAACTTTCCCCGTCGCCTTAACGAACGCCGCATAGCGCCTCACCCCTTCCAACATCGCATCAGTCGTTACGCCGTCTCGCAGTCTGGCGTTCCAAGCTTTGAAAGCACCGTGTTTGTCAGGGCTTCCCGGTCGACGGGGATATATCAACCAAGCCGCCTCGAATTCTGGCGAGTACTCATGCCGCTTGTTTTTGCCACCGGCCTCTTGGGGATCCGGTTCGGAATTCGGAGGCAAATTATTTTCATTCGGTCCCGTGGCGTTATTTTCGCCATGGGACAATAGGGTTTTATCTTTTAGTTCTTTATCTTCTTCTAACTCTTCCTCTGGTAACGCTTTTTGATCCTGCTGTGTAACGCCGCCAGCGTTACCCTTAACGTTACGTTTTGCCTTGGAATCTCTGAATTCTGTAACACGTCTGCTTGTAACTGCCCGTTTTTTAGAGCCTTTTCCGTTATGGCGATCAAAGTCAGGAAAGTATATTTTCCCGCCGTCATGTTTTAACCATCCAACTGTTATCAGTGCATCAGCAAAGCCAGTCATAAAAGTGATACGGTCAATGCCAATTCTTGTAACGCTGGCCGCGTTACCATCTGCGTTACCGTCGATGGTCTGTTGATCAGCCCAGACCCAAACACGGATTAACTTTCCAAGTACGGTATCCGGGTCAATATTCAGGATTTCAGCCAGTTGAAAGATCTCCGGTTTATCTGGAGTTATCACTTCGACTTTTATCCAACTTGATGCCATACCTACCCCGACTCAGTGCTTTTCTGTAACGCTGAACACGTTACATTTGGCGTTACTAATATTAAAAAGAGCGTGAAATGCTCTCCGTTGGCATTGCATGGACTCGCGTGCAACTTGCCGTAAAACCACCCGTGCCATATTCGATGTAATAGGCATGTTTCCGTAGCGATAGCCATTGCACCAAGTGAGTTTTTTAGACATGTGGTGTCCTCCATGACTTATTAGGTTTAACCACTTTCTTCGCCGGTTTATCCCGAATACGTTTGTAAGGTTTGGCGTATGTTTTTGCCCAAGCTAAAGCACTTGAGAATGTGGAGTTAGGTACTTCGGTGTAATGCTTGCCTCCTTGAATTGCTGCTGATCTGGATACGGATTCCGTAAGCCCAGCCCTCTGCAGTTCATCTCGTAATTGTTGTTCGACTTGTTCTCTGGAAAATCTGGCCATTGGTCATACCTCGTTATGCAATCAACTGCTGTGTTACTGGGATCAATGCATGTATCGCCTCGGTAGCTTTTATTAACTTCTGTGACATATCAGAACAGCCCAAAAAAACTGCACTCATGGCTAGCGAGAAATCTCGCAATGCTTGTGCGGCTAAATAATTCACTGAATTTGGATTTTCTAATCTGGCTCGACGCTCTCCGGGCAATGCACGGAGGATTGCCGGGGTAAGCTCTGCGATTTTTGTCCTTGACCTGTCCGTGTCACTGTCAATCCATCTAAATAGGCGTTGCTTGTTGTTGTGCGTAGCGTGTTCATCGTTAACAGGTGTCAATGGAAGATCCCCTCCCCCCAAAGCGAAATAAGCCTGTGCTATTTCTGCCGCTACAATTTCCTGTTTGGTTTCCGCTGCCCAACCACGCAATTCCGCGCAGATGGCATCATGTTTTAATTTCACAGCTATCTCCTTGTGGAAACTGATTTTTAAAAATCAGTTCTTACTGGGCTGATGTATTAGATTGATAATCAACAGGTAACCCATCTGTTGGATTAGGGTAAATATCCGGTCGTAACTCATGCGGAGTAATTCCTGAAACTGCAAAAATTTCTAAAACTCGCGCATGAGGGATAATTCCCTTTCGCTTATTTTTCCATTTACCGATTGACTGCTGAGAGATTCCCAGCTGTTCGGCAAGGGATTTAGTGGAACCCACCGCATCAATTACGCGGTGGAGAGCATCTTTTGACATATTAGTTTCAATCCTTATCGTGGTTGCATTCAAATTAAACCATAGGGTTACATACAAATACAACCATAAGGTTATTCTTAAGGGTAAACCTTTGGGTTATAATGTTGAAATGAATAAAGAAAATAATTCAAAAGAACCGGCTATCGCAGGTCGTCTCTACCAGTTGATGAGTAAGACCGGAATAAACAAATCTGGTTTAGCTCGTATATGTGGGGTTAGCCCACAGGCTGCGGGGCGTTGGTTCACTAAAGGAAAAATGAGTAAAGATTCGGCTTTGAAGCTATCCGAAGCATTCGGTGTATCGCTCGCCTGGTTGCTTAGTGATGATAGTGAAGCCGAGGAGCGCTCATTAGATAACCCTATGGTTTTAGATGAGCAGCATAGAGAGCTACTTAACCTATTTGATAGACTTCCAGAAAGTGAAAAAGATAATCATATCGCCTCACTGAGAAGCATGATTGAAAATTACGATAGATTGTTTGGTGAGTTAGTAAAAACGCGTAATATCAAAGACATAATAGAAGCAAAGAATAATAAATAATCGTCTCTCTCCTATAGAACCGGCTTATGCCGGTTTTTTTTCGCCTAAAAATCAACAAATTAACCCATAGATTTAAATTAAAATAACCCAATGGTTGATTGTAGGTGTAACCCTGTGGTTTAATTGCTCCCATCAACGGCACAACAGCCGCTTAGGTAAGCAAGTTCTGACAATCTGAAAGCAGATAAAAAGGGATAGACGATGGGAAAACTATTGGATGACCACAATAAATACGTTGCACAAGCTAAAGCTAAGGGGGTGAATTTCATCACTCTTAGCTGCCCAATATGTAATAAAGAAATTGAAACACGCAGAGGAATAGATAACACAGTTTGGGATTCACTGGCGACTTGCCCTTATTGCGAATCGATTTATCTAAAAATTACTGATGGTGGGAAAGCAACTGCCGAGATAATTTAACCCTTAATATTCAGGAAATTTATGGAGCAACTACTATTCGCTTTAGTTGTATCGGTATGCCCTGCTCATGAAATTTGTAGAGATATTGTCTATGAAGTTTATGACACCCAACAAGAGTGTGAAAAAGTAATTTTCGAAAATAGGTTATTCAACGGCAACTGTTATCCAGTCGATGCCATGATTCATCAAAAATAACGAGGTATGACCAATGAAATTTAAAGAAATTAAATTATCTATTAAACCACTTCATGATGCTGTTGCTCAATTATCAACAGATAATGAAATCATCGGGTATGCAGTTAAAAATACAAATTCAAAATTACCTGCCGCATCTATTGTATTACCTAATGGTGAAACGTTGGGTGATTACCATTGTATGGGATGCGCAATTAAAGCTGCCGCCAAAAATTATATTGGCATTGGTGAAGATGAAGCAATTGAAGCCAATTTTAGTCTCGGTAAGAAACAAGTCCGTGATTTGTTATTAATCGCTTTGCTATCAAAATTTGTAAATGATTTAGCACCTCAGGAAAAACATTAACTTTAGTAGCTAACACCGTGAAACAGTCATCAATCTCAGCTAATTAAAGTGGGTAAAACGCTGCTAAATAGCGTGAGTGACAGCAACTCATTCTTGTCATTCTGCTTTGGGGATGTAAAAAAGCCCGCGCAAGGCGGGCTATCTTACCGGCTTAACGTCCCGGTGACGGCTGAGTCAGCGACCAAACCGACTCCAGCGAGGTATGACCAATGGCTTCCACCACTGGACGCCAAAATTATATAGGGATCTTTATGCAAAAGACAACATTAAGAATCCTGGCTGATTCTATTACTATTGTTAATACGGCTAAATCTCCAGCACTAGTAGAGGTTGGAGCAAACTCTGATGCCATTATGGGAACAGTTACGGACCTTATTGAAACAGGATCTGTTGATGTACGTGATTTAATTTCTCTCGCCTTAGAGCAAATTAAAAAGTGTGATTCTGAGACTTTAAGACACGTATTACCAACCGATAAATTAATCGAATTTACCGATTGTTATTATCAGATTAAAAATAATTAGCGAGGAATGACCAATGAGCTTATTTATATGTGGGTTTGTACCCAAAAAATCTGCCATGGCAAATGGTGCTGTCGCCATGGCAATTACTGTTGATGCCAAAAATCAAAAAATGGCAACAATGAAATCCACCATGTTATTAGAGGGTGAATTCCCCGGTTCAAGTGGTAATTTCTTTGCGCCTAAAGTTTGTGCTGATCGTGTCGGCTCCCCGCGCCCACCAGTTCATGATGACTCTGATGATAATGCCATATTTAGCACTGAATGGATGGAGCATAATCAGTGGAACGATGAGTCTAAAGAATTTGAACCTATCCCTATTCAAAATAATGATGAAATTGAAAACATAAAGGATATATTCAATTTACCAATAGAAGTGAGAGTTGCTTATATCTTGTTATACGGGGTAGAACCAGAAACAGTAGATAGCCATTTATTGTCAAATGCTTATGACTTAATTAATGACGATGAATCGGAACCTTTGTATCGAGCAATAATTGATGGTCTCCCGCGCCTACCCCAAATTAAACACATGTTGATTACTTCCTTGGCCCAGTTGATTGATGATATTCAGGGCCACACGCCCCCCTTTAAGTCATGGCCAGACGTCAATAAATTTGCTGAAAAGTGGATTATGTCCCGCCCGGATGAGCGTGAACACCCTACCAGCCAAGCTAATGAACCAGCCAATTCATCGCCTACGCCAACGGGTCATCGTAAACGCGATTATAAGCATGATTACGCCTCTCTCGATCTTGAAGTCGCCTGCGCCCTGTTTCCCGGTGATTATGATGTTTGGGAAGTGCCATCATCCATTTATCGGGGCGCTAAAGAAAAAGTAGAAAAAGGTGATGAGGCTTGGCGACGCTGGTCAACTGCTTTACGGATTATCCCTGCCATTTTAGCGGTTTCCCGTGATGATCTGTTTGCAATGATCCGTGGTGCTGAATTGGATATTCATAAAGACCCAGCCAAGCTGAAAACCTATATCAATCAGTGTTTACAGCTTGATGTAATCAAAGCCGATGATGTGAAAGTAGCAAACCTTGGCGATGGCAAATTTAGCGTTGATGGCTTGACAGCCGCAGCCAACGATTCACCGGCGAATACCAGCACAATCGAAAAACCAAAAACTGATACAAAAGTGCCAAAAGGCGCAACAGAACAACCAAATCATGCATCGAACATTGCCAATAGCACCATTAATGATGAAACAGCGAGCATTAATGCCGAGACACATACCAGCGAGCAGATAGAGCCTGAATCACCGCTTCTTGCTGCAGATGAGTTCCAGCAACGTGCATCACAGATTGATCAGGATATCTCTAAGTTACCAAAAGAGTCTCAGGATAATTTAAGTATCTGGAAATCAGTACAGCGCACCGATCCAGCACGTACCAAGCGAAAAGACACTACCAAAAATGGCAAAGTCATTCGCTCTGTGACCAGCATCAATCCTACCTATCAGACAATGAGAGCCACAGAGATTTTTGGCCCCTTTGGTAGCGGCTGGGGCGTGGATATTATCAGTGAAGAATTTATACCCGGCATTCCATTTATGGAGTCGGTTCTGGATAGCAACAATCGAGAAATCGGGCGTAAACCAATGCGTGATGGGGATGGCACCATTCTACGGACATCCAACCACACTATGCGGATTGAACTGTGGTACCAGCACGCAGGAGGTCGGGGTCGCTTCCCTGCTTTTGGTCATACCAAACATATTTATCAAAGTACCAACGGTTTCATTTGTGACGATGAAGTCAGTAAAAAAAGCCTAACGGACGCCACGACCAAAGCATTAGCACAGCTTGGTTTCAGCGCTGATGTGTTTATGGGGCTGTTTGATGATGCTGAATACACCGCCGACAATAATATTGAGTTCGGTATTAAAAATGCCAGCACTAAAGCTGATGATGTGGTTCGTCTACGTAAAGAGTTAGATGACAAATTCAAAGCCAATACCGAGACGATGAAAACAGCAGTCACGGCGAATGAAGTGACAAAAATCAGCACTTCACTAACACGCACCATCGGGGTTCATCTCAAGAATGCCGAATCATCCCATGATGATGAGCACGTCAAATATCTGACCGGACGCCTAACCCGTTTGAATCAAATCAAAGATGAGTGCCTGGCAAAATTTGTCACTGGGGGAGAAAAGGCATGAGCACAAGCGCCATATCATTAGCCACTGATTACCGAAAATTGCAGGAAATGGCCGATAGCGGTGATGAACTCACCCCCGAAATGGTCGCTGATACCCTCTCTGGCATTGAGGGCATGCTGGAAGATAAGTTCGATGCTTTGATGGCATTGGTTCGTAACACGCAGGGTCAGGCAGAGATATGCGCCAACGAAGCCAAACGGATGAGTGCACGCAAGAAAAGTTTTGATAATCAGGCTGAGATCTACCGTAAATATATATTGGAATGCATGATTCAGACCGGTAAAGACTCGATCAAAACGGCGTCCAATACCTTTACTGCCCGAAAAGGGGCAAAAAAACTCGTCATCACCGATGTGAATTTGTTGCCTGATGAATATGTGGACTCCGTTTCTCAGGTGCAAATTATCACCACACCAAAAGCCGATGAAATCAAAGCTGCCTTAAATGAGGGCCTATTGATAGCCGGTGCCAAGTTCGAAACTGGCGAACGTTCGTTAGCCGTCCGCTAACTGATTTTTAAAAATCAAAACTGAACCGGTCAGCGCGTTACTATGCTGGCCGGTCATATCGAGGTATGACCAATGGCTAAATTAATGACATTAACCGAATGGTGTGATGAAACGTATGCGACTGACAAGCCGACGATTCAAACACTCCAACGCTGGGCCAGAAACGGTAACTTTTACCCTGCAGCAGAAAAACACGGCAGACAATATCGCGTGCGGCCTGGCGCCATTTATATACAGCCCAAAAGCTACAGAATGGCGAAAGCGCTGAATATTTCACATTCTACGATACCGCCAATATTGGAGAAGATGGGTTATGGCAAAAAGGCCGGGAAAGTATGACGCTAATTTGCCCAAAAACCTCACCTTTAGGCGTGTTCAACAAACTTTCTATTGGCGCAACCCGCTAACTGGAAAGGAATTATCTCTCGGCAAAATTGCCCGACGAGACGCTATATCCCAAGCCATTGAGGCCAATAATTTCATTGAACAAAACTACACTCCTGTCGCACTACTAGAAAAGCTCAAAGGCACGCAGGAGTACACACTGGCAGCATGGCTAAAACGATATGACGTCATCTATAAGCGTCGGGAATTGGCCGAAAACACCTATAAAGTTCGCAAGGGACAAATAGCCATGATCAGCGAAAAATTGGGCAGCAATGTATTAACAAAAATCAGCACGCGCCATGTTGCTGAGTTTTTGGAGTTCTGGGTAGCGCAGGATAAAAAGACTATGGCTGCCACCATGCGATCGGTTCTGTCAGATATCTTTAGGGAAGCGATTGTCGAAGGTCATATAGAGAACAACCCGGTGACACCGACACGTTCCGCTAAACCAGTGGTAAAACGTGAGCGCCTGGAACTGGATCAGTATCTTGCCATTCGCAATGTTGCTAATACATTACCGGCATGGTTTGGGCTATCAATGGATCTGGCGCTGGTGACTGGCCAACGGCGTGAGGATTTAACATTGATGCGCTTTGACCAGATTGTTGATGGCAGATTACAGATAGATCAGGGAAAAACCGGAGCCATGATCTCCCTGCCCTTAGAACTTGAGCTTAAAGCCGTTGGCCTACGTCTTAGCTCCGTGATTGAAAGATGCAGATTAACCAGTAAAACAGATTTTATGATAAGTGCCGGTATCCGGAAAAATAGCCCTGATGGATCACTACATCCAGACAGCCTGACTAAGAAATTCGTAACGGCGAGAACAGGAACAGATTTTCGTTTTGATGAAAGTCCGCCAACTTTTCATGAGATCAGAAGCCTAGCCGGACGATTGTATGAAAAGGAAAAAGGTAAGGAATTTGCGATGAAACTGCTGGGGCATAAATCGGAGAAAATGACGAATAAGTACCTTGATACGAGAGGGAAAGAATACGTGATGCTATAAAAGACCGAATATCAGATTTCGATAAAATTTCGATAAATTTCGATAAACCCAAAAATTCACCTTTAAAATCAATAAATTAAAAAAAGACCGAATACGATTCCTATATTCGGTCTAGGGAAATGGCTCTTGGGAGAGAGCCGTGCGCTAAAAGTTGGCATTAACGTAGGCTTATTCAGCCGTACTCCTTAAGCGTAGTCGAGTACATGTGTTTCGCCAACTTAGCAGCAGAAGTAATTAATAACGGCTATAAACTAATTTGAGTGAGGGAAAGCTCGTCCCTATGCCAAAGAAGATAATTATCTGTTAAACATAGGCTAATACCGCTAAATACCCCGGCTCTGTGCTCGGGCTTACTTTTGACACAATGTCATGGCGCGTTGCTGGAAAGGCTCCAGACTCATCTTTTGACCCGGTTTTTGGCTGTCATCCAACAGCAGAATATCTAATGGTTTTGCCAGAACATAACCCGACTTCATCTGTTCAGTCGCAATATCATTTAGCGGATATTGCGCTAGTGTGCTTGGATTTATCACAAACAAGGCATTACCGGAGCGGCATTCCAGCATCACTTCTTCGCGATTAAATGCCCATTGTTTGCCAAACTCAAACTTGCTGACCGTGATAATCTTTCCGGCAGCCATAGCGTTAGCGGATAACATGAGTAACGACAACGTCAGCACAAAACCCTTCAT